ATATTCATGCTGATATCATTTCCAGTATTGGCGTTTGGACAGAAGAAACAAGGCCGCTTCATCGATACCTGCAAAATGGAATCATACAGCATGGGACATGACCGTAAAAGCGACTTCACCGTAATATGCCACGGTGGTAAATGCGATACCGTTCGTAATGGTGTTTATGAATATCAATTGATTAAGAAACGGGTTAAAAAACAGTAATATTATGAAAGAAACGAAATATACTCCGGGACCGTGGAATTGCATTATATATGCGGGTAATATATATATTTTAGATAATGTATTACCAGGTCAAAAATGCATCTTAGATGCAGATTCTATAGGTATGGATATTGCTTTCGCAAATGGTATCTTAGCAGCCCATGCACCATTGCTAATGCAGCAACTTAAAATAATGTCGGCTATAATACATGCCAATTTGGCTATCTTGCCTAAAATAGCCTTTCATCAACATGAAAAATCTATTGAATTGATTAATAAAGCCCTTAAACCTTTACGGAGCGTAGGTTAACCGTTTAAATATATGTCAACAATAACAAACACACAAGAACCAGAAACGAACGATTTTACAATAGCTCAGTTAAGGGCTAAATTAGAGGTTTTACAAGACCAAAAAAGAGTACTTGAAAAAGCACTTGAAGAACGTACTTCAAATAAATCAAAAGTTAATGTCCGATAATCCATCAAAACCTTTCCTGTCCGTCGGCTAAACAGGGTAACTATATGAATTTAATTTCAATTATCGAGGACGGCTTAGATGCCGCAAAACGTTTTATCAAATGGTTGTTGCCATCAAGCAAACACCTTTTAGATGTTTCATTAGCAATAGTTAACGGGATTAAAAACTATGACGATAAAAATCCCGAGGTGGCGGATTTTATTACAAAGATCATACCCGGCAATATTGATGATTTAATAGTAGCGAAAGCCAGGCAATATTTACCCGCTGTTATCATCCGTTGGCGTTGGGCTGATAATGAGGCCGGAAAAACTCCCGATCAGATTGTTGCCGATGGTGCAGCGTATATAAAAACTCTGCCTGTTGCCGAGCAAGCAATACAATTACAGGGGCTTTGGCAGGGATTAAGTAACGAGTTGACCCAAGACGGCGTTAGTATTACTGATCTACAGAGAATTGGTCAGGTATATTACGACTCAACTAAGAGTAACTAACCGAGTAACAAAATAGCAGGCGTCCTAAGTGAGCCTGCTTTTAAAAAAAGGAAAGAGAATGAGCGCAAACAATCACGACAATGACGACCCTAACAATGTTAGATATGCCAGAAAAAGCCAACCGAAAATTGAGATGAGAGAAATAAAGTTTAGAGCATGGGATGACAAATATAAAGTTATGCTATGTACAGGTTTTCATATTGTTGGCGAAGTAACATTGTTTAGCGGTGTAGATATTATGCTTGGCGAACAGTCTAAACTTCACAATGATAATACTCCAAGTTTATTGCGATTAACTGATTTGGTTATCATGCAATTCACTGGCTTAAAAGACCGTAACGGTATTGATATTTATGAAGGAGATATTGTTAATCTGTTTCAATTAATAGTAAAACGCCCTGTAATTTACATTAATGGCGCATTCGGTTATTTTGATACCGATACTAAATATAAACAATTCATTTCATTCGCTCAAAACCAACGGTATAATTGGGATAACGGTAAGTCAAATAATATCGAAGTCATAGGCAACATTTACGAACACCCAAAACTACTTACCACCCCTGCGAAAGGAGAAAACAAATGATTAGAATAGATCACATCATCAGTAAAGCACTTCTGATAATATTTATTGGATTAATATTAGCTGCTTTGTTTTATAAGTTAAGCATTTCCTACTAAGGAAATAATCCAACACAATATGCCAACTATAATCCACATGGCAATATGTAATTTCATACCTTAAACTTTGTAACGGCTATAGAAAATATAACGAATCCCAAAAAAGCTAATACACCAAATGCTAAACTCATTTCTATTAATTTTTTATGATTGAGTTATTTTGATGCCAAAGAAATCCTCTGCTTTTTGAAGTATTAGGATAACCACTAAAATATACTCTGAACAAGTTTTCTTTACATCTGGTGGGATATCTGATATACCATTAAGTACCACGCCTGCCACAACTGTAAAGAACGTAATCATTTTAAAGGCCGCTTTTACGTTTTCCGGTGTAGGGAGTGTTAAACTACCCATACCTATAACGGTTTTAGTTTCACTTTCTTTAGCCACTACCGGCTGTTGTACTACTACTGGTTGATCTGCTGTTTCGTCTGCCATGATTATGATTGTTTATAAGGTTTAATTCGTGAAAGCCACGATTTTAAGAACTGTGCTTGTCCCGGCTTAGTAGCTAAGTGGGTATAGTAAGCGATACGTTGCTCATTAATACCGCCGTAGATAGCCTTAGGATTACCGCTGTTGACCGCAGCCAGTGTACCTGAACCAATGATGCCATCTACTGTTACACCTGCCGCAGATTGAAGCATTTTAGCCGCTGTTCCAGTTCCCGCATTCACACCAAAGTCATACACCGAATTAGCCAATTGCTGATCGTTAATTTGGTCTAACTTGTTTACGTCCCAAAAGTTTTGTTTATAGAAGTCGTCTATATATTGGCGCATTAAATTATCTTTCAATAATGAATCAATATTGGTCAGCCCATGCGCACGTTTGTAAGCATCTATCATAGACCACCCATGCCAATTAGGCCAAAACCTACGTGATACGCCAGCAAACGTTTCTAAACCCCTATCGTTTTTATCGAAACTATAGCCACCCTCATTACCACCAGTAATTTTATTTGCTATCTGAAAGTCCGCCATAATTCTATTTCTTAACTCTAATAAACTGATACAACCTAAGCATCACTATAAACATAGGTAAATTACATACTATGCGTAGCCACAAGGCATTATCGCTACTCACATGATGTAAGTCCCACAAGAGGTAATAAGTTCCTGCAACGCCATAACACCACATCTTAGCCAAGAACAATTCAATTATTAAAATACGCAACCGGCCATCCTTACTCCGATAGAATTCGTATGCAATAACGCCGCTAAAAATCACAATACTCCAAAATAAAAGTTGCGATATAATTTCTGATGTAATCATCTTCTATTTTCTAACATTGATTTTAAAGCTGACAATATATTGGTGTTTTCCCGTGTAATCCGATTACTCTCATCATTCTGCCTATCGATACTCTTACGCCACTCATCACGCTCTTCACGGTGTCTTTTCTCTATCATAAGTACATAACCAGCCAAAGCAATAATAACTGCGCCAGCAAGCCCGTATTGGCTTAATACCTCGGTCATTTCCTAACCTCTCTATAGATATCCAACACAGTCCCATTAAATTTTTCCATTGATGCGGCTGTCTCTTTCTTAAACTCATGTAGTTCAGATTTGATATCAGCCAAGCAACTATCCATAGTCGCTCGTACTACGCGCTCAATAAACTCTTGCTTGTCCCTTTTCTTGTGAGCAAAGTAAGAATCTACGATTTTAAAAAAACCAATAAGGAAAGTAACTGATCCGACAAACCATTCAATAATTTTTGTCATATCTAATTCAGGTGGGATTGGTTGTGTAGCCACGTTGTTATTCTGTTTTAAAAAGTCCATGTCTAATTTCGCTAAATATAATACTTCCAGTGGCGATTGTTATAGCGATAACTACAACAATCAAACCAAATGAATGAAGCTTAAAACCCAATCCTTGTAATGAATACACAATGCCCAGAGAAATACTCATAAATGCTTCTACCATTAGGAATTGATTATCAAACATTGATTTTTTATTTATTAAAGCGAAACAAATACAAAACAATGCAAGAAATAAAACCTGGCAGGCGTGGAAATAAGTAGCCCATCCAAATTTTAAATAATCATTGGGATGTAATTGCATATCCCCATAATAAACCAATAGGGATATGCAATGCAACTCAATAGCCAATGGTATAAGCAATCTGTTATTCATGTTGTGTTTGTGTAGGTGGTGGCCCTGTAGGCGGTTGAACTGGTGGGTTGTTGTCGTCTGGTTCAATTGGGTCTGGTAATTTGTTGTAATTTTTCATTTTGCTCAGTTTTTAATATAATATGTTAATGATTAATCTAAAGTAGGGGAATATTTTAAATTAATCTTATTTAAAGATGATTTGCTTGGTTGGTGTAGTTAGATAGTTATTTGAATAATAAGTAAGTACCGCTAAAAACCCTCCTGTAGCCTGAATACTGGATTGTAATGTTGCAAAATCAGCACCTTTCACAATTAAAGGATAGGTTTTCAAGATGGATGCATTGTCGTTACAAAAGATGATATTAATATCAAAATGAGTAACGCCATCCGAACAGATATTTGCATACCCAATATGCGTAATGCTGTCTGTATCAAAAATATCTATCTTTAACGGTTTTATTTTAGCTGTCCTGATTTGATGCGCTGATAAGAAAGCCGTATCGAGTGTTTGTGCTTTTGCCGAAATAGAAGCTGCTAATATTAGGGCGGTTATGATGATGTTTTTCATAGCGATTTTAATACCAAGAGGTTGTTCCTGAATCATAGGTATATTTATAATAGCCGCCAGCTGTTGGGGCTGTTATTCCATCCACAACAGTACCGTTACTATAGGTTATGGCTGTAATTGCTTGCGTAAATTTTATTTCTACCCTATCGTTATTTGCGGGGCTTGAAGGAAAATTAACGGTTAATGTAGCTAATGCACCACTTGGATTGACGATATTATATTGATTATTAACCAAATTTACAGTTCCTCCTGTAGCCGGAGTAAAAATAGTATGTGATACACTGGCTGCGACGGTAATGCTACCAGATGCATTGGTTATATTAATACCTGATCCTGCTGTAAGATTAGCAATCGTGAAATCTGTACCATTGCCTATAGGTATTTGACCATTTCCTGCTGCTGCATTATTGGCAGTCACAAATATTCTTGTTCCTGAACCATTATAATATTTAAATGTTGGTGCAGTATACCACATATCACCACTTGTTAAACCCGTAGTTTTATCTGCTCCTGTAGCGAAATTAACAGGGGCTAACGACGATGTTCCTGCTACAGTTTTGAGTGTATTGCCAAAAGATGTCGTACCATCTGTATTGATAACCACATTTGCTGTGGCTTTGCTTTGACCGTTAGTCGCATTGAAATAGATTGCCTTTGGTGTACCAGTTCCGGCAGATGCGGAGTTCCATCCCCACGATGAAGAACCTGTTTCGTATCCAACTACTAAAGCGGAATAGTTGGTATTCACATCACTTGAAGTAAACCACCACGTATCTGCTATATTTGAAGTACCATTCGGAACCAAAGCTAATGATGTTCTGTTATTAGTTGTGTTGCTCTTTAACATTTCACCTGATACGGCATTACTGGTATACCATGTTCCTGCACTTTGCGTAATACCACCTATGGTATGCGTTCCTGTCCATAAAAAATTATTAGCTAAATTAACGCCTACTGTTCTTGCTGTGCTTCCATTATAAGAACCCGAAAAAGTTAATGTTGCATCTGTAGCTGTTAAATTATTAGCGGTATAAGAGCCACCTAAAGACGTAGATACTCCGTTAATGGTTATTGCGCTGTTTGTTAATGCTGCGTTTGCTATATTTGATAATGTATTTGAACTACCAGAAATAGTTTTATTGGTCAATGTTTCGGTTAAAGAGGCGTAATCTCCGGCAACAGGAATTACTGCACCTACACGTGTATTAAATGATGAAACTCCAGTAGATGATGTTAAATATCCAGCATCATTAGTAAACTCACTAATATTATCAGTAGTTCCTGCTATAGTATATGCTTTATTCTGAACAGTTACATTTCTTGTGGCAGTTAAAGCAGTCATATCTAGATTAACACCAAATCCACTTATGCCTTTTACTGATAATTTATTTGCTACTGATGAACCTAATGCTATACCAGATGAGGGAGTACCCGCCGGACTAATTACATTAAATTGTGCGGCAGTTCCACTACCATCAATATTGAAATTTGCAGAAGTTTGCTGACTTAAAGTGTTAGTAATAGTAGGTAAAGTAATATTTGAAGTACCATCGAATGTAATTCCGTTAATAGTTCTACCAGTTTGTAAAGCCGTAGCTGTGGCTGCATTACCTGTCGTGTTTTGATTAAGAGTAGGTATATCAGCACCAACAATAGACCTAAAAGAAGGATAACCTGAACTACCATTTGGTGCAGCTAAAAAAGTATTTGTAGTTTGACTTGTTAATGTTGGTGCAAAAGTTAAATTACCGCTTACTACTGTTGCTGTTGTTGGTGTTGAATATATAGTACCAGGCCAATTAATAACCCCACCAGTAACCGTACCGCCACCAGTGGATACGCTCCCATCTGCCATTAAATACTGAGAGGAAGTACCCCCTGCCTTTATAAATGATGCTGCTGTAATAGAACTATTAAAAACAGCATGACCATCACCATAGATAGAAGCTTTAACACCTCCTAGATTATATGGTTCTATTGATAGAGCATAATGTGTAGCATCACCTGCTTGTATTCCTATACCAGTACCCGTAGCGGCATTATTATAAAATAATGCTGCATCAATTCCAGAGCCGCTACTAGAACTATGACCAACTTCTGCAAATTCTGCATATAAACCATGTCCATTTGTAACTAAATCTACATCAGTTGTAGAACCTGAATATGGTACATACCCTAAACCGGATGCCTTTGGAGCATATAAACTATCGGCCTTCTGCTTATATAAAAAACCTAAAACTCCTATATTTTTAGCTATGTTGTACTGAGCCGAGCCATTAATAGTAAATGTTTTACTTGCTTGAGATATTGTTACATTACCTACAGAATCCCATTGCATAGCAGGTGTACCTCCTGTAACCCAATTATTAATAACAGCATTAAGAGAACCTAAATATCCATTTCCATTTTTACCACCAAAATAATAAGTTAGATTAGGGTGATGAGAATAATCATAGTCATAAGTCATCCATCCGGGAGAATCATTATTAGCTCCGGCTATAGCAATAGCTCCTCCTCCGCTTTTTAGTCTTAATACTTCTGTATAAACAGGAACACTAGCAATATTACCATAAGAATAAAAACTTAGTCTATTTCCTGGCCCAGAACTAATCCATGGTTTAAGAACAAAACCTCTTAATGGACTTGCATTAGTTTGAATATTTAAACTATCTAATTGACCATAGCTTGTTGAAAAGCCTCCGCTTTGTTTAGTGATGTTTTGATTTTTAATATAATTTAATCCCCCCAATAAACTATCTATCTGAGCTTTTGTATACCAATAAGCAAATCCTGGTGAGCCTAAACTAAAGCGGTATGACTTACCGTCAGCCGTTCTTTGTAAGGTATTGCCTACTTGTAACCATTGTGCTTTTAGTGGGCTTACAGAGGCTGTAATAAGCAATAGGGTATAAATTAATTTCTTCATGTTGTACTGATTACTGTAAGAACGATTGTTTGAGTTGAATTACTTGCAAATCCGTATACCCTTGATGGAATAAACGTGGTATCAAAAGTAAATGCTGTCGACACACCGTTAATCTCTAAAGATAATGGTATAAACTTAGCATCAAGGTTGAAAGGTAAATACCAGTTACCACTCCCTGCGTCTATCAAATCTGCCTGTGTATAGTTGTAATTTATCGCTTGTGAGCCCGTTCGTATTACGTTGATAGTCGTGTTAGGTGCTTGGTAGTTCGGATTGATATCTGGGCTACCAGATAGTCCTACAACGTTGCTTAAACAATCAAATATGCTGATAAACGTATCCGATGTAAAATCCATTAAGGTATACGTCAAATAACTTAAATCATTGATTAGGCTACGGTATTGGTTTATCTTAGTTTTATTGATAGGTTGACCACCCATAGTCATTAACACCCGATTTGAATTAATCAAGTTTGCCGCTTGGAACTGAGCCGCTAATATTAAGTTTTGTGCGTCTTGTTGTGTTGCCATCTTAACTGTTGATAACGGTATTTGCAGCAATTATATTTGTATTAGCCAATATGCCATAGCCAACCAAAGGTGCGTACCATTCAGCTGTTTCTAAAAACTCGTTAGCTTGGTTTATCTTGCAATAAGTCTTTTCAGAATAGCAACCACAACCCAAAGCCTTTGTAAGATTTAATTTACTTTGCCAATAAAAATAAACGCTTAAATAGGCCACGTCGACAATATGACTTCCGGCAGCATCAACCAAAGTCATCACAAAGTTTAACCATTGATCGCTTGTAATAGTGTAGGTGGCTGTAGTAAGCGAACCCATCGTGATTGTGGCTAAAGTCGTACCATTGGCATCCTGAACCACCAATACCTTTGATGTTAAAGGTGCTGATATAGTTGAGGTATCGTGAAATGTTAAAACACCCGCTACCTGAGTGACATTGCCTGAGTAAGCCATTTGCTCTTATTTTGTTTGAAGCAAATATAATGGTTTAGTTAATGCAATTTAAGGCACAAAAAAGCCCCAACCGAAGTCGAGGCTTTACCAACCGCATAGAGCTTACCAAGGAACTATGGGGTCAATATCCTTCATAAAGCATAGCCAAATAGTTTTACCGTGTTTACCTGTTACATGACCAAATAAAGGTTTGTATTCGATACAAGCCAATACTTGATTTAAAGTAACCTGAGCCTCGTTCCATTTGAATATAAACGTACCACCGGGTTTTAGTACTCGCATACACTCGTTTGTCCCCGCACGGATATCAGTTTCCCACGATGGTAGTAACACGCCATATTTTTGAGCCATCCACGTATTCTTACCTAACTTCTTCATATGAGGTGGATCCATAACCACAATTTGAAAAGTATTATCCTCAAAAGGCATTTGGGTAAAGTCAATTTCAATGTCCGGAGCAATATTTAATTGTCGACCATCACAAAGAGTATGGGTTTCAGTTCTTATATCCGCAAATAGAACTTGGGGATTTGTTTTGTCGAACCAAAACATACGACTGCCACAACAGGCATCTAAGATTAATTTATTCATTGCTGGTAAGCTTTTGTGCCAACGGAATTGTTGGACTTTCAAATGTATATACTTTATTTGTAATTCCAACTATAACTTACTTCTTTTTTCTCAAATAGTCATTATCATTTGAGTAGGAAAGATTTTATCTGATTTAGCCATATTATCCTTAGCCCACAATGGTTGTAAATTAGTATAATGGCATAATGCAACAAGTTCTTCTTCTGTTTTAGCGGATGACAATGGGATTTTGTGGTCTAAATGTATTTCTCCATTTAATAAATTTTCCCACTTCATTCCCTTTGTAAACTTACTTTCTATATATATTTTAAATAATGCAAAAGGAATACCAAGCATTACTTCTGTTTTATTCTTTTTCCTATATTGATAAGAGTATTTTCTTAGCATGGCTGTATTAAGTCTACTTCTAACTTTTTTTGAGAGATTAAATATAGGGTCATTTTTCATACGAATACTATACCGTTCTTTTATTTTATCCTTATATCTAATTCTATAGCTATTCATGTATGCTTTAAATTCTGGATTAGACACCACCCTATTCATACATTTTTTGCAATAAGATAAATATCCATCTGCCATTTTTTTGTTCTTTTGATACATCGAATATTCTTTTTCAATCCCGCATTTTTTGCATTTTTTCATTATTTAGTATAAAAAATAAAAGCCTCACCGAATCATTACAAGGCTTGCCCTCCAAGTAACTTTTCAATAAGGCTAATTCTAATTTCGTTAAAGCAATCTCTTGGGCAAGTCAATTACTTATGCCCAAATATAAGCATTCAAACTAATATTGCCAAGTATAATGCTTTTCTACTTTAACGACTTTATCTGGCTCTACTAGTCTCTCAATAATAGTTATATCCTTAATTGCTTCAAAGAACTTATCAATTGTTGAAATACTTGATAAATCAACATATTCAGTCGGTGGCAATAATGGAATTATTTCTTTAACCAAAACTTTGTCTATTACAAATAATATAAATTCACTACCAAATACGCAGGATGGGATTATAATTGTGGCGCGAAGAACGCTGTTTATGTTTTTATAAAAGTAATCCGACAGGTCTTTAAACGGTATTATAAATATTAATCTTCCGGTTTGTTTTAAATGCTTAATGGCTTTGGTAAGCATAAAATCAATATTTTCTCTATTTAAAAAGACAATCCCTTGATATTTATTGGTAATATGTAATTCCTCAAATCCTTCACACATCAACCTTTCAACCGCTTCGACATAAATGCTTGCTTGGCTTCTTAATTTTATATCGGTTTCTATTATAGTATTATCGGTGTTTGCTTTAAAATATCTACTTACTGATGCAATTCCTGCATTTGCATCTAATAAGCAATCACATGGTCTGGCCGATAGCCATTGAACAATCTTATACCCCAAAGGTTCAGGCACTAAAGCCTTATTATCCTTTTTAGCCACACGCTTGTAGTAAAACGTCTTAGCCTTTTCAAACTCGTCGGGATGGTCAAACAGCATATCCGCTTTCTTACCACCCTTACCTTGTCCCTTATGAGGCTTATCACTTGTCGGGTTTAAATACCCCTCTTTAAAGGTGATCTCCAAATTCCTTGCTTGGCTACCCAAAGCTAAGTTCTCAGCCGTTCTTACCCTTTTGCTAATCCTGTCCGCAAACACAAACTTCTCAAAAGCGGTATGGAGTACGGGATATTCAATAATCGCATCTGTTTTATTCCCCTCTCTATAAATACGCCCCTCGGCTTGTATAGCGGTCGTAGGCGCTGTCGGTAGCATGAGGTTGATCGTTACCCTCTGTTTAGCAGAAGTCTTGTCGTGGAGGCTTATTCCCTCTTTACCCGCATCTACCTGTACGCAAAACACATCAACACCACTATCGGCATTAAAGTAGTCCAAGTCACTACTACGTTTAGCCTTACCAACTTCTCCATTAAAGAAAACTACGTTATTGCCGAAAGCTTCTTTCATAGTTGCTATCGGGTTCTTTAAGTCCCTCACATCCAAATTACCGTATTCGGGATAAAGTTGATGGAATAGCGAAACTTCCCGCATAATTTTATTTACATCGAGATAGTTTTTAAAGTTCTCAGCCCTCATTTCAAAAGGGTGTGACGGTAGGGAGTGGTTATAGGCATGAAAGACGACTACCTTGCGTCCTAATGCCAAATGCTCTTTGATACGTGGTACTGCCTGTCGTGCCTTGATGCACTCTAATAACTGTGATGTATAACGATAGTCAAACTTACCTGAAATCGCTTGTGATAGGAACGGAAATTGCTTCACATCACCAATACGCATATAGCCTTCATCAATTTGTAAACCTAAAGTATCGCCCATCAACACAAATTCTCTCGAATAGTCAAAGGGTATCTTAATCTTTCGGGTACTCATAGCCCCTGACTTAATAAGCCTATCGGCAAACTCTCGCTCCAATATCCCTACATCAACACCAATAGCGGGTTGCATTAACTTGCCATCTTCCAATAAAGTATAGCCAAAATTATCCATTAAGAACTTAGCACGATTGCCCATCTTAAATAAATAGCCATCGGCATATTCAAGGTTCTGTACGTAGGCGAAGGGTGTTGCTGATAGGAATACTACCTTTGTGCTATTGGATGGATTAGCGGTACGCCTATGCGCTTCTAAGGCGCTTGTTTCTTTGCCCAAACCATTCTGCATTATCTTATGGCACTCATCGTAAATAATGTACTGAAACTTTCGGCATTGTAATGGAATGTTTTCTCTAAAATTGGCATAGGTTGTGGTGCTTACTAATCTACCAGCATCCCTTGTATCCTGCAATTGATAAACTCGTATACCCAAGTATGAACACTCCAATATCCAATCTTTACACTTTTTATCGGTAGGTGTTACAATAAGTATAGGCTCATTAGGAAAGAGTTTTAATGAACGTTTAATCAACCCTGCACCTACGATCGTCTTACCTGTTCCAGTCTGGTTAGTAAACAGTATCCCCGCTTCATCTTGAACATACAACCGTTCCTCTGCTTTCTGCACATCTTCCACCTGATGCTCCAACAAATAAGGCAACGTTTCACGGATATTGTCAATGTCGCCAATGATACATTCTATGCACTCTGCTTGCTGTTGTTTAACTAACCTGATGTTACGGGGTAATACCGTTATTACAGGCTCGTCAGCTACTTCTTCTTCCGCTTGGTATACTGTATCATCAATTTGAGAGATAATAGCCTGTTGCGCCTCTAAAGCCTCTGATTTGCTTAAACGCTTCTCTACTATCTCAGCGTACTTTTGCTTGACGAGTTTTTTGAGAGATTCCTTCATATACCGTTATTGGGATAAAAGTAATCCTCTCTGCAATCTTCGGAACAAAAACCACGTTCCATAGATTTAATTGTCTTATCACCATTACATTCAGTACACGTAATCATATCAGGTTCGCCAATGCACCAATCGTACCAACGTTCTTCTAATCCGTCGTTATCACAATTGTCGCAATAAAATTCAGCTTCCCATGCCTCAAATTCTTTTGAGCATTGCTTGCAAGTTTCCATGAAGTTTGTTTTTAGTAGTTGGTAAAATTCCTTATTGGGAACAAACATAAAAAAAGGGTTTGACTTTTCAATCAAACTCCAAAGATTTATTTGTTGTGAAAAACTTAAGCCTTTTGGTATTGCAACAATAATGTATCTGCTTGTGGCTCCGTAACGTTTAAATACACCAATATCGTGTCATCACTGGCAGTCCCGGTAGGGACATTGGGTAATACCCACGTAAAAGTTGGCAAGCCAGATGCAAATGTATTGCTAAACGTCGTTCCGGCAGATAAGCCAAACGTAGTGTTTGTCGTAGTATCTTTAATCCTGATTAAATCAGTGAACCCAAAGTCAAAAGCCGTCTCGCCGCCAATGACTAAAGTAGCCGTAAGCACTCCACTTACCGTAGCAACCGTAAATGTTTGGGTTAATGTATTCTGTTTACCTGCTATTATCGAACTCATGATTTATTTATTTATTCAAAAGTAATTGTTTTTTGATTGCTATTTTACTGCTGTCTTTATATCTGGTGGCAATACCAATCCCATAGTAAAATCTTGTATAAACTTATTCCAAGATTCTTTAGACTTAACCGCATCCATTAATCTTGTTGGGGTATCCATAAATGGAACTGTTTTAGCAATATCCCGTACATTGGCTATAGCAGCATCACTACCGCCTCTGTCAGTAGCTTTGATATATTTATCTACTGTAAACTTACCCTCTACCTCATCATCAGCTATATGCCTTAACGTCGCCCCTAATTGGCAAATGGATAAAAAGGCTGTGTGCGTCATAAAGTGGGGTATTTTATAGCCAAAAACCTCAATATCGTTCGCCTTTAATTGGTCATCTGTTCTTTTACTATTGCTCACTTGAAAACCACCAAACATATTCGGGTTTAAATATCCAAATGCCAACATACCCGCACCGATACCTTGCTTCTTAAATACACGCATTACATAATCTGCTTCTTCGGGCTTCATTTCACTTAGTCCCCTTCGCATAATCAACATAGCACGTACTGCACCAACAATTGGTGTATATTCAGCACGATCAATCACGAAGTTTACCGGAACTTTGGTAATTGGTATAAATATCTGCATCGCTGCCCGTAAAGACTTAGCGGCATTTTTAATACCCGTAGATTCTATTGTAGTCTTATTCAACTTACCGCTTTCTGCTAATTGGCTTAACTGATTGATAGCACCGCTCCATGCCTTAGACACAACATTATCCTGCATTAAAATATCCCGTAATGAATCCTGATAGGCTTTGCTTTCTAACTCGTTCAATTGAGAACCAGGCAAACTGTCTTTCAATGCCCCGGCAACATTTTGTAATTGTACCAATTGATTACTTACGTCTAAACCATGCTCATAAGCATATTTAGTCCGTAATATCAAACTTCGCTCAAATTCTGCGTGTTTGGGTATTTGCTTAATAGCAGAGTGTAATGATGCGCCTATATCCAATAATTTAGCATCTGGAACACGTGTAGTTTCATCTGATCCATCATTAATGACCTGTAAGTCTCCTTCTTTATTAGTCAGGTTCTTTTTAATATCAGACCACGTAGACTTTGACCACATCTGTGCAAAAGCCTTAGCCTCTGCCTGTACATTAAAGGCGTGACCCTCTCTTGGGGCTTTCTCGGCTATCTTTGACAGATAAGGTAACTTTCGTAACCCCGAACCTATAAGTTCGTGTAATGGCTTAGAAAGCATCTTTAAAGAGGCGTATGTACCCAACTTAACAAAGGTGCTTGGGTTTAAGAATAACACATTACGCCTCCACTTCACAAACCAATCGCTTGCCTTTTCTATCTTGCTTCTGTTGGCTAACCTTTTTTTCTCCAAAGCAGTTTCAAATTCTTTTTTAACACGCAAATATGCCGCACGGGAGGCACGAGCTTCTTCACTCAGTTCGATAGGCACACGAACAGTTTTATCAAAGTCACCACTTTTTAACTTAGCCTCCAATTCCTTCTGCATATTCTGCATACGGGTGATGTAGGACTTGTTCTTAGCCTCATCTTGGGGTGTTAATTCTCGTATCTGTTTTTTTAAGTCCTCAATACGTTCGTTAATATTATCTTTTGCTCTTTCAGTCTTTGCTTTAGCCAAACCATTTTTTAAGTCCTCCAATTGCGACATTAACTTAGCTTCACGCTTAATCTCGTCAAGTTTAGTTTGTATCTCGTCACGAGTTTGCTTTTTGGACTCTTTGCCGTATCCACTTAAAGCGTCCCGTACCGCACGTTTATCTAAATTATCAAAATCATCTTTCAGATCGTGATGAATTTTGTCGACAATATCTTCCAGATTAGTTATGCCTTTTGAGATATAAGCTTTTGCCAATTCACCCAACTCAGGGGCAATAGCAATTAATTCTTTGGCGTATGGTATTGGTACAACGTTGGCTTCCGAACGTGCCTTTTTTAGTTTAGCACGAATATCTGTAATGGTATCTTTTATCTGCTTATCGTAGTCAATTATCTTACCTTGACGCTTCGCTTTTCTTTGTTCAAAGTCTGCGTCTTTTTTTAGTTTCTTTAAAGCCTTTTCTGCCTCTAAGTCAGCATTGCGCTTTTGTAGTCCCGCAATAATATCTTCGTGGTCTTTCAGCTTTTTATTAAACTCATCGTGTACCTTTTGAATTTCATCCAACTCTTTAGGCGTTAAGTCACGGCCACCTAAAACCGCCATTGTTTTGCGCTCTAAGCTCGCTAATGAAAAATCATCTTTATACAGTTGTTGACGGAACTTACCAGATAATCCCCATTCCCTACCTACCTTATTTTGTAGTTTAATTAGGTCAGATAATTTATCCCTTTCGTTTTTGAGATTGATATCGTCAAACTTATCGTCAATACCTTTTTTTTTGTTGTCTATAATACGCTGTGAGGCCTCCTGAACGGTAGTTTCAAGTTCTATTTGCTTATGTACCAACAAACCTTGCTCTACGTCTGTTACGGGTCGCATTTCGACCTCTAAGCGTTTAATCAGGTCATCTGCCGCTTGTGGGTTGGTATCTAAACGTGCCAATACCTCGTCCCATACTTCGGGATTAGCCCTTGCAGCGGCTTTCATTAATGGCGACAAACCTAATTTCTCCCTTAGTTTATCGGTGTCGGCATTTTTAGCGCTGGTAACAAACTTTTTAGGTTGTTCGGTAGCAACATCTTCTTTAGTATCTGACAACTCGTTATTCAGGTGTTCAGCATATTTAGCCTCAAAGTCTTTTTTATCAGTTAGATTTTTATACCAATCGCTTTGTCGGATATGTTTCAATCCTTCTTCAATTGCATCGGCTAATTTAGCTCCGCCACGCAACGATGTAGACACGACCTGTAAAGAGGTATCCCACAAAGCATCAAAGCCTGTAGAAGCCTTAAAACCACCTAACTTATTTATTTTACCTGCGTCTATTCTGTCAGCTAGTTTTCTGAGCGTGTCTCCGGCTTTTATTTCTTTTTCTTTTGGTTGCTCTTTTTCAATTTCTGCGGGAGCGACTTTTGGTTCGTCTTGTCCGCCCACTCCTTCGCCCACGGTTTCTTGTTGGCGAAGGACCATTTCTCCTGTGCTTTGCTTTTGAATGGCATTTTTTAATTCATTTAAAGATTGTTCGTAATGTTCAACGGCGTGTTTAGGTATAATAACTTCATTTAATTTACCATCATCTCCTTTTACCGATAACACTGTTTTATCACCATCGACTCCCATTCGTTCAACTATTCCGCTTTCATCGCCTCTTGATATAGGAACTCTGTTTCCAACTTGTACATCTTTCAATTTATCGGGTACAGTCTCACCCGCACCCGATTTAACTACTTTTTCTTGCCCATTTTCTTTGGTGCTTTCTTGTGGGATGCCGATTTCATTTTTGCCATCCCCGCTTTGTCCTGCTTCTTGTCCATTGGGCTTCCCTCCCATTTCATCGATTTTGCCATTGTCTGATTCTTTTATAGTTGTTGGTTCTGCAACAGGATTTTCCTGCACATTGTCTTTTACCTTAGCATCCCGTTCGGTACGCTCCAAGTTATATCTTTCAGGGGTTATCTCTTCTTGCTTGCCATCAGTACTCTTTAAGAATTTGCCTGTTTCCTGTCCTTTATCATCACGCTCTTTTGAATACGTAGTTTTAGTACCACTTACAATATCTCGTAACTTATCATTGGCTTGCTCAATTTTATCGGTTAGATATTGTTCTTGTGCAGTATGTATCTCCTGAATAGCAGGGTCAAGGCTCTTTTTAGCCTCTTGAATCCCATTAAGTTTGTCTTGTAGTGTATTACGGTCAATAACCAATCCGATAGCGTCAGTGCGCTTATTTTCGTTTGGGATATCTTTAGGAATTGCCTTTGCCGCTTCGGCTATTTTATTCACATGGTCTAAAGTACTGTGCAATTCATTATCGTTCCATCCTTGTTCAGACGCATGGTTCATAATCTGAGCCTTAATGTCGTCAGTATGCTTTTGTGATGGGTCTTTTACAATCGCATCAACCACATCATTATGATAGGCCGTATTAGGCAGTAACTTCGTTAATTCTTTAGCGGCCGGCAACGCAGCAAATATCGGCGCGTCTTTAGTTATGGAATTAACTGAATTTTCAGCCAGATTACCTAACGTTTCATTAAATACAGGCTTTTCATTTAAAGCGTCCACGGATTTATGTACGGCAAAATTACCTGCATTTAGTTTAAGGAATGTTTTGGCTGTTTCGTTATAGTGACCCAAAGCCTCTAATGGCGCACGTTCTAACTTTTGAGCAAATGTTTGTGCCTTGTTTTGTAATAGGTCTTTAAACGACTGTGCCGACAAATCTTTACCTGCACTCTCTTTAATCGCATCAGCGGCAATACCCGTAACTACTTTGTCTTGTAAAGCAGAAGATACCTTTGAGCCTTTAAACACGTCAGTCAACAACAAATTAACCAAACCGCTACCCTGTATCAATGCCTCTTTGGCAACAGGGTTTAAATTACCTCCATTCTTTTCAATGTTCTCAGCAGCGTCTTTACCTTGACCAACGCCCTGTAAGTACATCAATGCTTTAGGAGCGTTAGCGGCTTCTCCGGTAGCTACAGCAGGTGCAAACTCAGCAGCCATTCCCAAAGCAGATAATGGCTTTGATTCTTCCATTCTGCCTATATCACCTTGTGTTAATCCATAATTAGCCAATTTATCGGCTTTATCGCCTATCTTATTAATAGCCTCTTCATTACTCATTTGAGCATACGGGTTAGTAGCATTCAAGCCCATATTAGCTAAGTGAGCAGCACCTTTAATTATTTGTAATGACCCTTTAGTAGCTTTAGAACCTAAATAAGCAACAGCCCCCAATGTTTTACCAACAGGTGTTTGCATAAACTCATAATGCTTTTGTTCTTCAGGGGTATATTCACGTAATTGGTCGGGTACATGATTTGCCATTAACTGATTTACCTTGTCCCAATTCTTGACTGTTTCAGGGTCGGCTTTCTCAACTAACTTTTGAAATTCTTGCCCTTGTTTGATTTGGCGAGATAATTTATCATTTGCCTGTTGTCCTTCCACCATATATTGCCGTTCAGCCTCTTGCTGTCTGGCATTCGAGTCTATTATAGGTGTTAAATATCCTGTCTGTGGCTTTATAATTGATGGATTAAGAAAATTATTAGATGCTTGCTGAAAAATAGGTGTAGCCGCTTTTGGAGGGTTTAAATCAACATGACTTCCATACTCCGGATATTTAGCGACAATCTTTTTGACAAGTTCGCTATTATCCACGTTTTTATAGTCGGGATATTTCGCCTTTATCTTTGCTGCAAAATCATCTACAGATAACTTTGGCGGTTCTTGTATTTGATTTTCGTCTGCCATGCTGTGTTATATTCCTAATCCTAAAGGGTCTTTCTTGGTTGGTGGTATTTTGGTTGTGGTAGGGTTAATCATCCCGTGGCCGCTCTTTTGCCCCAATATTTGGTTTAACTGTGGCAACTTGATATTTTGGTCTGCCGCCATTTGTGCCGCTTGAGATATATATGTCTGCCCATCAGCGGGATTTAACCGATACTCCTGTGCCGGCCTTTTAACCTTAACCTCTGGTTGTAATAATGCTGCCTTTTTGCTTTTTTCAATTGGTATTGGCGTACCGCCAAAACCTAATATGCCACCTTGTTTTTCGGGATTATTATTATATGAAGCACGTAACTTTTGGTTGTCTTTAATAGCTTTCTCATCAGGTACTACTTGTGCAGGAAACTTAAATACATGCTCATTGGTTAACGGGTCTACCGTAGCTTCTGGTTCTTTACCGCCATATTGTCCTTTAGGGTGTAGACTGATAAACCTATTCATAGCCGTTTGGTCGCCTTGTAACATCCCGGGTTGTCCATTAGTAGGATTACCTGCAATAATCATTTGTGCAGGGGTTAATTGCGAATTAGCTGCTCCCGCTCTTGGATGAGCCAATTCATAAGCATAGTGAGAATAGAAATTATCTACAGGCTCAGGTTTAGGAACTGGTGCATGAAATTCAGATACGTCCCCACTGTCTTTGATATACTGTTGAATAGCCGCATCCCTTTGTGCCTTTGGTGATAACCCTGCTTGAAATGCTTGCGGATACACATCATTAAAAAACTTCTTAATATCAGGTTGCGTATCGTACATCTGGCTATACATCTGTGCCCGGTCAGCAGGATCTAACGTTCTATTTTGCTGAATAAATGGCATCACCCGATTACCTACCTTTTGATTAGTAATAATTGGCGTGCTATATTGTGTTTGCTTTAAAGCTGCTTGGTCGGCTTTATCCAATAAGTCCATGATTTTACGATGATCTACTTGTCTTGCCATCATATCTGGATTAGGTAAATTGGGATCGTTTACCGATAGTTGCTTACCATTTAAAAAGGTATTAACCGCATCGTCTTTATATTGGTGACGAAAAGTATCATCCAGTAAATGATTTGATAGCTGATTTTCTATTTGCGCACGTTGTTTAGACTTAGACACCAAATCTTGCGCTTGCAGATAAGCGTTATCAGCTTGTGATTTAAGCAAAGCCTTTTTATACGGGTCACGCTCGTTTTGTGCCGATACTGCTTTATTTCTCCAATCGTCTACTTGATTAAAAAAATCCTTACGGTCGGCATCATTACGTAATCCTTCTGGCTTTAATTGTGCTTGTTGGTCGGCCAATGCCTTAACCTCTTGTTGGCGCTGTGCTTGCTGTTTAGCCAATAGTTGTGCAAAACCATTATTTATTTCACCGTTATTAATGATTTGGGCTGAGCCTTGCCCTATTCCGTAAAGAATTGCGTTGTTGGTAGCCATAATTAAAATTGTTGCCAGTTAGAATACAACGGCATACGTTGCATAGTTTGTGCCCCGGGTAAAACATTACTAATATGTGCGGCTCCTTGATTACCATCATTAATTTGTCCAACAGGTGGCATTCCAGAGCCATACCCAAGCATACTCATACCAGCGCCTCCTATATCATTTAAAGCTCCTGCTATATTTTGCGTACCCGCACCTCGTAATGCCTGAGATTTGGCTAAATTCTCTGAATACTTATCAGCATAGTTATAGTTCCAAGCATTTTGTTTAGCATTAGCCAATATCCCACGTTGTTGAATGAGTGCTAATGTATTCCTATTTCTTGCGGCAGCATCTTCTGCATTTAGGTTATTGGTAGCATCATTACCCGCACGCACTACAGAAGCGATATTTGCTCCCGGATTGGCACTATGTCCCAAAGCATATAACCCTCCTGCCTGATTGCGTTGGATATCGTTTAATTGATTCTCATATTGCTGCTGTGGTAAGCCTATACGAGCCATTTGGTCGGCTGTAGCAACGTTATCATTTAACTCTTGCTGAACGCCCATCGTAGGTCTGTGATTGTTTTTTTCAATCTCACTTGCCTGATGGTTTTGGATTGCACCGAATATCCCTTTCCCCAAAGCACCTATTCCAGCTATTGCTAAACCTCCTATTGGCATGACGTATATGTTAAAATGGTGTAAACCTCTATTTTGTTCTTAATGGTCATTCCTTGTTTAAGGAGGTGATTAATTGCCCTCTTATTCTTACTCCAAAGAATGCAATCAAAAGTACCTAAAATATTCACAATATTATCAAACCAGTTTTTCAACGTTTCTTTATTGCGATGTTCTTTGTTAATACCAAAACTATAGAGTAAATGTTTATCCGGAATTATAACAGTATACCCAATTTCACCCATGTGATAGCAGGTTATTGGCATTAATTTTTCAGTGTCTAATATGGTATGATAGGTATGTAATATACACTCTTGCTGAGTACCACTATTGATATGCCACTGCGTAAACAAATCTTCATCGCCGCTAAAGGCAATATCTATAAATGGCAATAATTTATCGCTGGATATCTCGGTAAGCATTATTTATTAGTTCCCCTTCCTAAAAACTTCTTGTCAAACGCTGCAATATCAGTTCCGTAGTTTTGAACTGTTTGTTGTCCATTAGGAGCAATTACCGTACCTGTCGCTATTGGAAATTTGTGAGAGGTTGTTTTACTGCCTAACCATCCATCAACAGGAGAAAGCCCCTGCATGATTTCATCTTCTGACTTGGCATCAGGAATTAATTTTGGATTGTTTTTCCATTGATTAACTAAATTGGTGCGATAGTCTTGTAACTCTTGTTGCACACGAGGGATATCTTTATAGCTGATAGACAGGTTGGGATTAAGTGATTGATATTTTTGAAATAAATATTGACCTATCTTTTGATTTTTATCATCTAAAATAGGTGCGCCTTTATACCCCTCTTTCTCTATAAAATCTATAAAGGAATTAAATTGTGCCTTTTGTTGTGGCGTTAATGGGGGTATTGTTGGTTGTTGTTGTGGAACTAATTCTGCCATGATTACCGTACTCCTATATGAGACAAACTCGAATTTACTGAAACACTATACAAACTTAATTGATTACCACTATCTGTAGTTACTAATTCTACGATTAAATAATTACCCTTTAACACAGCACCATTGATTAGCCCACCTACTGAATTTTTATCCCGTAAAAACGATGCCGCATACATCCCTTCTTCGTCATATACATCTATCGTATTGATACCATCATTTAATTCCATTTTCAAGAAATCTTCTGCTTCCAAGTCAGATACATTCCCCAAAGAAGTAGTAATACCATCTGTTGTTGTAATTAAAAGTTGATTAGACTGTATGGCAATAGAATTAAACGTTTTGATAAGCGTAGAATCTTTATTGGCTACAAATTTAATTATTGAGTCGTACTGTACGCCAAAGAAGTTATTACGGCTTCCACTTCCATGTTCATGCTTATACATTTTCCCGTTTTTAAACAAAAATAAATTGGTGAACAAGGCCACTCCAATATCAATAGTAAACGATAAGAAGCAAGCCCACTTATTACTTTTTTCACTATATACGATAGTTTGACGTTGCTTGGTTACTGTATTAACTACAGGCTGTTGTTGAAACGTTAACAGGTCTATATTACAATCTGCATTTGAATAAAATGACAATACCGGATTAGTTCCAGCAGCTACTATAGTCTCCGTCTTAAATCCTGTCGTCGTATAAGCAGTTCCAGTAGCGGAGCCCAATCGTGCTTGCACATTGCCGCCGCTAATACTATTTACTTGATAGCTATATACATAAGTCTGACCTGTTATTAAAGGATAGCCTATTAAGTACATGATACCTGTATTGCAAGATTCGTGTATGGCATTACTGCCAGTAACAGTCCATCCCGTCGACAAGGCTTGCTGTGTCAGATCAATACTAATCGGTGTATTTTCTATCGTTATAAACATTAAGTTAAAGTTATAGTATTTAAGGCCACATTATACGTAAAAGTCATTATGACTGCCCCCACACCAACGCCATAAGTTCCATTAGCACCACCCACCGTTGTCTTTCCTGAATAAGTGGTTACACCAATATTTGGCCCAGATGCTGATGGTAAATAAGTTCCCGGTGAGCCTGTCATTATCATACTTGATCCTGTGGTACTCTTAACAACGTAAGACCCATTTAATGAACCCGGAGATACACTTCTGCCACTGATTATAAACACAAAGGTAGGCTCTGACGGATAGGTTGCCACTAACTTAGTAATATTAAATTCAAATCGCCATTCAATTGAAGTCCCCACCACGTCTGATGCCAAGCACCAATTGTCAGCAGGTGGCGTAGCAACACTCGGCATAAAGTTTTGACCAGTATATACAGGTACTTGATAAGGAATGGTTGCTCCCGGTGTATTCACATATCCACAGAAATTACCTGTGGCATCGTTATTGATATCCACAATTAATATACCAGCGATTAACGAATAAGTAGTAACCATAAATGTTGCAGATATGGTACTAATCGTTAAGGTAGAACTTGTTCCTGTATTGGTTGACCCCGAACTTAAAACATTTACCCTTACTGTATCGCCGGGATTAACAGTACCCGTTGCACTTGTAAAGGCACCTCCATTAATTGAATACTGCCCCCCGGTAATACTGATTGGCACAGGTATTGTGTTGCCACCAACTAATATTGAATTAGAAATAATTGTAGTGCTTAAAGCTACCCCAACTTGCGGTGTAAATGCAAAAGGATAAATCGTAGTTCCCCCTGCTAATACATTTATACACGCCCTTTTAGTGATAGTAATCGTATTAACTACAAACGAAAATGTAAAGTTATCTGTACCTACATAGCCAGTATTCGGTGTATATAAAGCAAATCCAGTAGTGCTATTATAACTAACTGTTCCATGCGCAGGCGATGCCACTAAAGTGATACCTGATGGAATTGGCGGTGCATAGCTTTCCTGATATTGCCATGTGGCTGCATCAAAACTAAAGGTTACTACAGTGTCATTATCAGTCGGAATAGATATTACGTAAAAGTTATTGTATGGGTCATAGTAAGCAACAGGTTCTATACCGTTAGCAAATGCTTGCTGTAGCGTTTGTTTAAAGAACTTGCTCATCTTGCCGCTTATGGTATGAACACCGTCTAAACCCGCTCTAAATGGCTCAGAACGGAAAGGGTCAAGAGCATATACATTATTACCATAAATAACGATACAACGCTTCCAACCACCAGAACCATGATTTCCACTATCGTTATACCGTATATTACCAAATATCTTGTCTGATATAGCTACGTTTTGTCTTTCGGCTTGATCTGTAATGATGCTTTCAAAAACAGGAATATAACCAACTTTTAATTGTTGGATGAGTACTATTTCATTATTTCGCTGAAATACCTTGTTTACAGCCCCGTAGTTAGCAGATGTTTGTCCGTCTGCTTCACCATATACCCTCGCAGGGAAAAAACGTGTCAGGCTGTTTATTTTGCTTCCTACGACGAATTCTCCTGAATAACAACCACAAGCTATCTTAGTGGTCGTTTCCAAAACATCGTCATAAGTTCTTACTCTACCGTAAGAGGTATAATTACTGATATAAAAATCACTGAAATTAAAATCTTCAACCACTAATTCCAACAAATTATTGGGGTCAACAGCAGATACAACCTCTCTTGTTTTATAGTAATTATCGCCGTCCGTAATTGTCCCTGTTAAAACACTGTGATTGCCATTAACTATAGGAAAACGTTCTCCTATCTCAAAATAGGTTTGCGTGCTATTGGTTGTCACACCATCCGTAACTACCGTCCTTTTTAATGGGCTATATAACTCTAAAAGAACGTCCGTTCCGTTAATGTTTATCCCGTTATAAGTTACGTTAGGTGATGCTACAACGAACGCTGATGGTTTTCTAACTTTTAATAAGTAATTGGTTACATTAAAGTCAACAATCTCTACATCGACTACTGGTGTATTGAAATAAATATTACCGCCGCCACTTACTGCGAAATATGCGAAAGTCACCCTATCCCCTGCAGAATACTCGTAGGCTAATATTGAAGATGAGTTTTTTTTGTTAAATGCCTTTAATGGCGAAATGTTAAACACTAAATAGTCTGAGGTATCTGTTAAGTCACCAAAAGACTGGGGTGAAACATCCCATGTTGAACCGTTATAGACAACAAAATCATCAGCATTATAACTTGTTGTGCCATTACCTAAATTTTGGCTACCGGGAACATTCACTAAATAGGCATCCCCTACGCTTCCAGTTCCTGCAACAAGTGTTGGCGAGTTTGTAGTTGCATTCCATGTACCTTTATATACTATCAATGCCCCATTGATAAATAAATCTGTTTGGTGGGTAGTATTTTTAGATAACATCCACTGATAGCTAACAGCTCCCGCAGGTGCGGATACGGTTGTTATCTGCCATTGCAATGCCTGTGTTTGCCCTAATATCTGAGCGTAAGACTGCGTTTTAAACACAAATGAGTTATCGGTATCCAAAGGAAAGAACCTTCCTTTATCATCATAATAAGATAATGCTGCCTGATATGATGAATTACTCTTTAATCCGTGTATACACTTTGATTGTCCTGCACCTGCATTAAATAGGTTAACGTTAACGCCACGTAACTCATAATACGGAGGACCAACCATACGTATGACAACCTGTGGACTTGTAGGAAGGTCAGATGAGGCATTCGCACCAGTACTTGTATCGTATGTATTAAACTGTCCTGCTATTTGCGCAGCAAAGTTTGTCATGGTTAATAACAAATCATCTTGCTCTGCAAAAACCACCAAGTGAGTTACTGAAAAAGTTTGACTACTATCCTGTGCAGAAACAAAGTAAAACGTAATAGTATCACCCTGCTTTGGCAAACCTAAAAAGTTGGCTTGCATCGTCCTTTTGTGATTACCTGCACCACTTCCTACGCCACCACCATCAACGTATGTCTTTCTTAAATAATCGTATGTTGGCGCTGTAATAGCTATTCCTGGATTATAAGCTACTGCACTAATATTAACTACTGTTTGAGGACGTGGATAGCCTTTAGTATAGTCCCACCAAGTATCTACGTTGCCATTCGCCAACTCCATTGCTCCTGCCAATAAAGGCACGTCATCATAATAAAGGTCGGTTTCTAAAATATCAATATTAGGATACAGACCGTCATTGTAAAAAACGAATGAATAGATGTTGGTTGTTGGATTATAAGCTTCGTATATCTGATTTGAAATATCAACACTCGTATTGGTTAGCCCGATTATTTCTTGTCTTGTAATTGTCTTAATCAAGAAGAAATCGAGGTCACTATATCTTGCACCAATATTTAATTGATTAACTCGGTTATCACCAATATCAATACTGACTATTAAATTATTGTTTAAAGTTACATTTGTTCCTACTGATGGCGTATTTTGAGTTATAGGTACGGTTCTTTTAGATCTCGTAGACCATGCCGAAAACTCATAATCGATATACTCAAATTGGCTAATAAATTGAAACAGCTTTTGGTTTAGTAGGTTAACAGACCTGCTTGCATCATCGCTATATACGCTTGTGGCGGGAATTAAGTTCTGTGGTTTAGCTAAACTAAAATCATTGGCAGTAAGTACCCCGTAAAAGCCACTTTTTAGCCTTGTATAGTTAATATAAGCAGGTGGTATATTATCTGCCCTGAATATTAAGAAGGTGTCGTTAACCATCTTAATATCGGTCACATAGTATAATGGATCGAAGTCAAGTATCGAAACACCGCCGCTATCTGTTTTATTCGTAAAGACAATGCTTATGCTGTCAGTATCGTAAGCATATTCAATAATTTGGTGAAACCCGAATGAGTTGTATATAAAGCCAATAATTATTCTTAATGATTCAAACTTTTCAGCACCTATACACTTATTTATCCCTGCTTGTACTGTAAAGGGTACAAGGTCATTTGATGGGATATTGGTGGCATTCCCATCTTCGCCTTCTGTAGAGCCTGTAAAAATAGTGTTGAACGCCTCGATGATGTCCTCAGGAGATACGTACTCAGGTGCGTCGTCACCATTCATACCTGTATTTAGAAAACCCCGAATATTGTCGTTATGTGCCATATTATGCTTTGGGAGTTAGCTTGTTACCTCTGCGGACAATGTCATTCAACTCTGATAGATGGATGCCGTTCAAACGAACTTTTGCTTTTCTTTTTTCGTTGAAATAATTCTTTTGGTGCATCATTACCACACTTGCCGGGAACTTTTTTGGTTGGTCTATTGCGTTTTGCCAACGTATCCAACTCAACAAAGCCTCTGCCGCCCTACTATCAATCGTGTAGTCATCTTCGTCTTCATCATACCCATCCGACAAATACTCTAACAATATCTGCGGATAGATAAATTCAGGGTTTAATAGGATAACGCCATCATTCACATCAATCTTGTAAGTGCCAATAGTGGCTGTTCCGCTATCCAAACCATACAGATTATAGCTAGTTCCGCTATTGTAAAAGTTAAAGTAGTACGTATTGTTGTACCCAAGCAGATTAAGACCTTGTGGCGCACCAAATGAGTTAATAGACGGTACTCCCGCGTTTCTGCTTGTATTGGTAAATGCAGTGGCATGATATTGGCTTAACTGGTCGTTTCGCTTTAATGTAACAAACTCTCCTGCCTGATTAACAATGCCTATTTTAGAGTAGTTGATATAACCGCAAGGTAGTATTACTGTTTTATTAGGTTCTACATCGAGCAAAACAGTCTTAAACGTACCTGTTACATCTAATGAAAATTCGTTCTCTAAGCCACGAACACCAATGTTGTATAGCCGAGCGAAGTCATGTGTAGATCGATCTGCACTATTCAAAAATTGAGCTACTATTTTCTTAATTGATGTTTGCATAATTATGACGGCATTGGTATAGCATCGTTAAGTACATCTCTCTGTACATTTCTTTCTGAATTCAGTTTAGCCAATATCTTATCGGTAATTTCAGTTTCGTAGTTTTTAGGTATAGACAACGCTGCATCCAATAAATTACCCTCTGGAAATCCTGCTACCATATTATAGTTGATATTAGCCGTAAACAATGGTGTTAAATCAGGAAAGTACATATTACCATTCTCTATGTAGTAAGTCATAAAACCACGCATGGACGGCAACATACTTTGTGAAAATAACTGATGATTGGACAATGGGATAAAAAACACTTTTTGATTTCCAACTGGCCAAACCTTTTGTATTTCCTGATTATTAGGCAATGCTGTTGGGATAGACGAAAGTTGAATATACTTAATTCCAAGCGTTGAATCCGTTTGTAGTGGCTTGTTTTTATAGGTTACAATAAAAGTATCGTTACTATAAGTAACTTCTCCTGCGTTACTATTCTCAAAAGCATTTTTGCGTGCATACCACGCTACTTCATTTGCTATTAACTCTGCTATAAATCGTAAAGAATACTGTGCATCGTCGCTTCTTGTTCCCTTGAAGTACGTGGTTAATATTTCCTCACTAAGTTTTCTATATGTCGTTGCCGTCATTATGCGTTAATTTTAGATTGTGTTAAAGCAAAATTCTCTACTTCTTGGTCACGAACGTTAACCCCAAAGTCTTGTAATATCAAATAGCATATCGCATCAATGTCGGTATCGGAATAAACAGGATTAACAGATGTTGAGGGATTATATACAGGATTACGTGAACCTGAAATAGTAGCTACTGTCACCGTAAAGCCACTGCCCGTACCACCAATGTTACTTGATGCTGCCGATAATAAATCTCCAACGATGTAGCCACTTCCTGTATTGGTTATCGTAACTGTAGTAACTACCGCCCCTGCAACTACGATAGTAGCTTGTGCGCCCTTACCTGTGCCACCAGTAAGCGGTACGTTTGTATAAGTACCATTCGTATAAGTCGCTCCGCCTGTAAGACTTGAAGTTGTTAAAATAGACCCACTGATATTATACCCCCAAAAGCTCGATACAGGCTGTTTAAGGTACGTTAATATGGCATTGCCTAAATTGATAGGATAAAACTGTAGGTATGTCTTATAACGAACGTAAATAGGAAACTCTGATGTGGGGTATTCATAAGCAGATGATAGCAAGTTAGCAAGCCTGTCATCTGCTACCTCTACAACTTCAACTTGCGTACCTTCATAAATGTATGTCACACTGCTTTCATGCAACATATCTGCTGGAAACACGTATTTACCCGCATTATCAATGGTTATAGTTAAGGGGTCTGATTTTACTTTAGATATGGTATCATTAACCTTTTTGGTAATCCCATATTCCTTATATTTTGAATTGAAAAATCTCAACTCTGCTTGCGGCCAAAGCAAATTAAAATCATCTGGTGATATATTCGACAAATAAGCCGATTTATTACCCCTATACTTCAATAATTTATAACATTGGTCTATCGTTGCCATACAACAAAGATAATGCTTTACTCATATCTATTTAAAGCAAAAAAGGGATCAGTATTTATACCAACCCCTTACATTTAGAAAACACAGAAGAAAATTATTGCGTTACCTCGAAATTGCTTCCTGCAAGTATGTTTTCAATTTGACTATAAAGCTTAATTGCCTTATCGTTTCTTATCATCATCAGTGACGCAAATTGGTCTGCTACGTCATCGCCAATTTTAACATCGAAGTAAACTGCACCTGTGTCATTCAATACCATTTTACCCGGAATCTTATCAGCCGATATAATACCTAATTGCAAAGCCTGTACAATGTTGTACTTGTACTCATTTTTAGGATTAGTAAACTGGTTGCTAAATTCACGAGGCATCGCTTTAGCTTTTAGGATAAACTCTGTCCTGATACGATCTTCGTTTTCGTCAGGATCGGTTACGTCAATACCAAAGTGCATGGCTACTGGCACCATTTGCTCTAAAGTTGCCTCACGAGCCGATTTCTCAGCTAAGTAAGCCATATCTGCTTCGCTACGTACACGCTCCCGGTTTTTATTCTCATCAACTAAACCATAAATGAACGGCATATTGTTAATAGGGTTTTCTACACCCTCAAAAGCATCCTGTACGGTTAATGCCTCTAACAAGGCTTTGTTATTGCCATTCACGAATAGCGACCCGTTTTTAAACACGATGTCGTTCTTGGGATTTTCCAATTGCTGTTTGGATGGCTCTGGCTTTTGTTGGTCTTTAACCCAAATAGAACTATAACCATATACATATCGCCAGTTCTCTACCTCATTTGTTTCCGGGTTAATAGCCACACCTGAATTTACCCAAAGGTATGTCGGTGGGTATGGATTATCCAATATCTCGTTGGTATCAGCATCACGAGGCTTTGCCGCATCGTACACTTGCGATAGTTTAAATTGGTATCGCTTTGCAATATCCCATTTTTCTTTTTTCTTTGGTTGGGGAACAACAAACTTTTTAGGTTGTTCCTCCGCTGCTTTTGCTTCTTGCATCTTCTTTAACTGTGTCCAGTGTGGTTTTTTTTCTTCTGTTTCCATAAAATTAATTTTTCTTCTTGTTTTTAAATGTATTTATTTACTATGTTATTTGTGGTTGTAAAGTTTACAACGGCTTTATAAGCATCTTCTTCATTATTAAATGAACCTATATTAACTTGTTTTCCGTTTAAGCATAATCGAGAGGCAAATGAATTTTTACTCTTGCATACACCTACATATTTTGAGGTCTTTTTGCCTTTATTTATATGCCTATGCGAATTATTCTCACTTGTAGTAACCCATTCTAAATTTTCAAAATGGTTGTTTAGCTTATTAAAGTCCTTATGGTTAGCAAAGTTTTTATCTTCTTCTTTTGGCACAAACGCTCTTATAACTAATAAATGAACGTTAAATGTTTTCATTTTACCAACTCCGCACAAGTTCACACGATAATATCCGTCATGTATTCTTTGTTTAAGTGTTTTTTCTTTCGTTAAAAATGTTCTATTGCCAAACACTCTTTCTTTAGGTAAACTTTTTACCACTCCAAGATTTGATATTTCATACAAACCTTCGTATCCTTGTATTGCTTTAAATATTTCCATATCTAAAGATAGGTAAAAATAAATCCCCAACAAGAAATTGAAGGGGATTTATCTATTTTATGGATTACATTTTACAAGCCTTGCATGACCGCATATTGTTGCGCACCCGCAACTTTAACTCCAAAATAGCCGATAGTGGTAAACACTTTTTCAGCTTTGGTTGAAGTAGGGGTGCTTGCGAACAAGCCGTTTTCTGCCATGTGCCATTTGTTACCGCCAAAAGGTGTTTGGTAGGTAATTTGAAGACGTGGTACAGTTACGGTAGTTCCGGCTTCGTTAGTGGCGTTTGTTTTACCTTGTGGGATAAACAAAGAAAACCTATAACGTTTACCTAAACCCGATGAACTGTACATCGCTTGCTCATCAAACAGACCATAATTGGTGAAGTTGTATTTACGTTTGTAAATCTTCAACGAATCAAAGTCCCTTGACAGGTCGATACCGCCACGTTTTCCGGCATTGTCAGCATAAACAATCGCACCGTTGTTGATTTCGGTGAATATTGAGTTTTGCATTTCAATATAAGATTGGTTATCCGATAACACGTCATATTCTTTCGGTGCGCCTACAGCACTTAAAGCACGTTCTAATTGTGCGAAAGTAGTAGTTACACCCCAAGTATTGTAGTTACCGTTGATGCCGTTAGCCTGTACTTGAGTGATGATACCATTAGTACCTTCTTCAGTGTATGGCAAGTTGTTGGTTTGGGTTGATTCCATAATCAGGAACTCACGCTCTAACAACAGCGACAAGTCGTCGTCTTGTTTTTGTTTGTAGGTAAACGAGTGTTGACCATTAGTCATAAAATCGACACGCTCTGCATCAGACAAGTCACCGATAGTACTGTCTTTACGTAACTGAGTACAATAGTTACTGTACTTGTCAATGTTACGGATGATGGTAGCGGTTTTATCTGATTGCTCACCCAAGTATTTAAACCCACGGCCAAGTAGTTCGTCACCTGCTAATGTAGAGGCGTTCTGAGCCAATACAACTGGTGTCATGGCAAATGTATGCGCATTAGGTGTTGCGGTGTTTACAGAGGTCACACGGCTCTCTACGCCAGTACGGGAGTTATAAAATATCATCCCAACGGCAGGTAGTGATTTTGTGCCAGCTTGTGAGTAAGCACCTGCGCCTACAGTGATTGTTGCTGATGCACCTGCTGATACAGTTACCGCACCTGCCGAAGTAACAAAACCCATGTATGAGCCTCTATTTTGATACCATAAGAACTGCTTGTTGGCAGTAACTTTCTCTACGTTACCCGCCAACTCATTTACGAGTACATAAGGCACGAAGTTGCGTGTTTCCACGAATTTGTCGTAAGGGGCAACCGTTACGATGTTAAGTCCGCTAATCAGTCCGTAGCGGGTTATCGATGCATCGGAGTAATTAGCAGGAGTTTGAACAGGAGATATTATACTCATTGTTTTTAGTTTTTAAAGTCGTTGTTAATTTAGTTAATTCCAATAGCCACCTGTAACATCGCCACTTTCAGCAAATACAGCATTAGACTGATTCTTTGAAAGGTCAACGTTTTTGATATCAGAAACAACTTCTTTGACGGTAGCGTTTTTCGCTTGTGTGTGGATGGATTTTATGATTTTGGGTAAATTCTCCAAAGTATGCACATCCTCGGCAATCTTTAGCAAATTAAATGACCCATCTTCATTAGTCCAACCACGATTCGCCATAAAGTCTTTACCATTCCATGACTTCATAGCTTCGGTGCGTGCTGCCCTATCCTCATCGGTAATAGCGAAAACCACATCCTCGGGTTGTTCTTTAGTACCAACTTGAAATTTAAAATCAGCAAGTGCCGGAACTTGGTTAGTCGCCGCCTCTACCCACAGTCGTTTAGATTCGTCAATCTGCTCTTGTGTCAGTGGTTGAGGTTCTGGAACGGTTGTTTCCTCTTTCTTTATTTTCGGTAGTTCTACTGTTTTTTGCGCTTCTTTAAGGGCGTGCCGGTGATCACGTGCGTCCCGCTCTAACTTTAGTAAATTAGCATCAGCACGGTTATTATGTTCAACTGCCTCTTTATAGGCTTCGGGGTCAAGTTCTTTATCAATAGCTGATAAATCATATTTCTCCAATTGGCTGCCATATTCTGCCCTGATTTCCAATTCCACCTCGTCTTTACTCCATTGCGGGTTCTTTTTAGCCAAACCTTGACGAACCACGTCTAACGACGACATCGTATCGTAGTTCTTTTTGATTTCCGATAAATAGTTGTAAACCGCATCGGTATCGCCATCAACAAAACGCTCAAACAATTGCTTGGCGTTATCGTCTTTAAATTCAGGATACTTTTCTACGATTTTTTCAATTACCTTTTCTACAATCTTTGGTTCTGCTGTGACCGCTGTTACGGGTTCTGTGGTTGGCGTAACAGGTTCTGCTACGGCAGGTTCAGTGGTAGCCACTGGTGTAATTGGTTCTGTTGTGGGTGCTTCTACAATTGGTGTATCAACTACACCTGATTCAGTACCCATTCCCATGTAATCACTCATATTGTTTTCTTTTTTCTGTGTTTAAAATGTGATATAAAGGTAAACACCTTTTTTAATGTTTTTTTGACTATGCTGCTTGTGGCTGCGGCTGTTCTTGTTGTGGTTGTTGATTAGGGTCTTGCTGTGCCATTTGCTGTTGTTGGGCTTGTGCTTGGGCTGCTTGTTGCTGTGCCATCATAGCATCCTGTTGCTGATGGATAGCATTCACCATAATCATATTTTCGCTTTGGTCAACGATACCTATACCATCTAATATTTCTTTCGGCAAGTCTTTGATTGATTTGCCCGGTTCGGCCAATACTCCTTTAGCAATTTCTTGCTTGATGTTATTTACAGATTTCAATATCTCCAACTCTTTTGCTTGTTCAAACTGTTTATCCAGTTCTGCTGACTTCAATTGCGCTCTAACTGTTTCCAATTGTATCTCGCCTTGTGACTTAGTTTGCGCTGCGGCAATGGCTGCTTGAGTATTATCTTGTGAGTTTTGAGCGGCAATTTTCTGTTGCTCTTGTTTCCTGCGCTCAATACGTGCGGCAAGCATATAACTTGCATAATCAGCGTCTATCAAAGCTAACTTACGTACATCAATAGCATCGGCTAATGTAATTTCCTTTTGGCTTAATGCCGCTGCAATATTTTGCTCTAAGAACATTTGCTCTTGATCGTCGATAATCGTTTTTATTTGAACGTCAAAATTAGTTTTCTCGAAGTCGTCTGTTGCCTCTAACTTCAAGTATTCTATCTTTTGTGTGCCTAAAGCCTGACGGTATCCATCATAATATTTTACTCCGTCTTTCTTACCAAATACTAAGATATCCCAACCACGCAATTGCGCCAACTTAGCGGCACGTTGCATGATATTCAAGAAACTATTGTAAATGTAATTAGAAGCACTTTCACCTGTTTGTTGAGCTTGTTTAACGACTTGTTGGCTTACAGCTTGGTTGGTGATGTTACCTGAGTCCAAATTGTTTGACCCTGTGATTTTAAGTAGTGTATCGTACTCTGAGTTCCACTCACCACGCAATTGTTCTAACTTACCGCTAAATGGTACATTATTAGCCGTAATAGGCTCTCTGCGCTGTCCACTACCATCATCTTCCAATCTCTTGTAAAATCCGATACCTGTTTGCTTTTTAATTTTATAAAGTTCAAACGGGTTCAATACGCCTTCTCCCAATCCTAAATCAATATCAGACATCGTAGAGATATCAACATCATAACCATCGGGCATTGCTGCGGCAATAATATTTTGTTGTTTCAGATCAATAAGTTGCATTTTCTTGATTGATGGTATCATGGTCTGCATCATTGGTGTATTCACCATTTGCTGATTGCCATACATATATACCACATAAGAAGAAATGATCTCTTGTAGGTTATCCTGTGGCTTAACCATATTCTTTGATAGTCCCCACTCCAATACGTGTTCCGTTCCGGCTATCATTACTCCCGTATAGGAAACATCGTATGGTTGTGACATCAAGGTCTTATCTTTATCAACAACAACATTTATCCTATCTAAAGTCTGCTTTCCAAATCTATCTTCACCCGTTTTATATTTCAGGTTATACAATGACTTAACCTCTAATTCAACTACTTCAACTCGCCATCCGTCATAGGGACGTGCCAAAGCAGTACGATAGTTTTCGTTCCAATCAAAGCTAAAGTCAGTTGGATTCCCGTATTTGCCAACATGGTTTTGGGCTAAACTAAAAAGCTCTTCCTCGCTGATGATATTACCATATTGTAACCTTATTTCGGTTATCTTCTTATAATAGACCTCGCCTTGATATTCCCAATCTCTAAAATCATTCCACTCGCTGTAGGATGTAATAAAGTTTTCGGGTCGTATAAAGCGTATTTTAATGCGTCCATTGCCATCCAAATAAACTTTGACACCTGCATAACCGCAGTTAATCAAATCGTCTAATATGCGTTCTTTGATTACACCAGACCAATCGTTATCATACAGAACGATATTAATCAGTTCCTGCATGATAACTTCTTCACGCTCTTTGTAATTATAACCGTACTCTACCTCAATTTCTCTGACCGTCTGCGGGTCATCATCACCAAATTCTTCAATCTGCGCACCAGCAGCATTCTGTAATGCTTGTATCTTTTCTTTGTTCTGTAACTTGAATACAGCATTATCTTTGGCTTTTTTCTTTTTCTCGGTAGTAAATGGGTCTATAGAGTTACAACTTATCTTTTCCTGACGTTGCAGATAACGGTCTTTTAAGCGGTTAACAAAGGGAATAGCAATGGGTAGTGGTTCATAAATTAACTGAACGACTGAATTTTCGCCGTCTAAGTCGAGGATATCTTTATACTCTTGCATGGGTTGTTTTCCCATCGCAAATGATCGATTATAATCAAATCTGGCTTTCCTACCTGACCGTGTTTCACCGTTATATCCGGTGTTCCAATTAGTGTATGCTGCCTGCATAAGTTGCAACCCAAAAGAAGCTTTATCCTTTTCAGTATCGTTGCTTAAAATATTAGGAAGTAAACTTATGCCATTGTAAGCCATCGTGTATTATTTATTTACAAAGGTAATTTTTAGTTAACGTTAATTTTCAATGATATTGCTTGCTTTTTTTCAACCGCATAAACTCCCTCACCTTTATTTCAGATTTTTGAATAGCCTGATATTCCTTTAATCCCATCAAAGCATATCCCCATGCCATACACGCATCATAGTCTGTCCTTTCTTCGATATCAAATTCTAACATATCTCTCAACAACCGGATAAACCTTATTTTGCGCATATTAAATTTGGCATACTCAATCATTTCTGTTAGGTGCTGTTCTCTGGCTTCTTTATCTTGTGGTGGGATGCCATATATCTCAGAATTGTTATACCGTTTACGAGTAATTAAATAGCCTTGTAATTTACCGGGTGTATCTAAAGGTGAAGCCAATTTATTCTTAATAGCGTAATCTTCCCAATCGGTAGGTGTGCGTTCAGCAAGCATACGTATGCCAAAATACTCTAATCCCCAATAGATTTGTTCGTGAAATTCTTCTTTAATACTTGGTCTGCCTAAGAACATAGCACAGGGATATCCTGAACCATCGGGGTCTAAAGCATCATACCGTTTGTGTATCATCAAACAAGCATCGGAGCCTTTTTCAATAGCGTGTTTGGCATTAGCAAATGGGTCAAGTCCCGCACAACCAAAAGCGCCGTTATCTGGACATTTGATACTTCCTTTGATGACTGTTTTATTTGTTCTTTCAGGAAACTCTAAGATGTACCACATCCCACTTGGGCTATCCTCAAAATACTTCTCTCCATTGGAGCGAACATTGAATTTACCACGACGACCGTTTTCCCTTTTACCTTCACGCAATAACTCATCTTCAACTCGTTTTATTTGTTCATTCAGATCATCTAAATCAAAGTTACACTTGTTATTAGCGCCCTTAAATACTTCTTTCCATTCAAAAGGATACTTACGGATTTCTTCTGCAAGCAATTCAGGTTCGTTGGCTAACATCTTGCGTGTCTCCATCAAGTATTCTTTCGCACCAATATATGGATTAGGACAGGCTAACTTTCCTGTGGATGGATCGATATAGGTTTTTAGAAACTCTGTTTGCTCTGGCGTTGGTGTATCGACTATGGATTCACCATACTTCCCTACATATCCCAATAAACCCCTATAACCTGCTAAAAAGAAACGTTTAAGTTTGGTACGTGTTCTGCCGAACATATCCTTTTTACCGTTCACGTGGTCGCTACCGTCCCAAATAACCCTAAAGTTATCTCCGCCCTTATCGCCTTTATTAACCGTACTGAATATGGATATAAAACCAACAACTGATGCGCCAACCACTAAGGTTTCAGTAATCTTAGACAAGCATATTAGTACGCTTACTTTAGCCCATTTACCTGCTTCATCGAGTGTAACGTGCCGTTGCCTTGACTGGTCATAAGCATTTTCAGAGGTATCACGCCAATCCAAACGGTTGTTCTTACCTTTGTCGGCAGATGCTTTAGTATTCTTTGCAGTAATCTTTTTGGATGGCTTGGCTACGTGTATTTCACTTTCAGTAACCTTGTTCAAATCAGGCATTAAAAACGGCAATAGATTTTCCATTGCGTTCTTAACGAAAAAGAACATTTCCTGTGCATCCACCCCTGTTTTAGATACGATACCCTGCAAGGTGTTATCTTCTGTAAGTAGTATGCGTAGTTTCTTAGATGCCGACATTGACGATAAGCCAACACGACGACCTTTAATCCCTACCTCGCCAACAAAAACTGGGTCTTTTTCACAATCTTCTGAAAAATAAAAGTATTCGAGAGAAGTGTCTTTATAAGTGGGATAGATATTTTCTTGAAGAACAAAATTTTGGTGAAAAAAGTAACAATCGGCATTAAAGAACGTGGGTTGTCCGTTAATCATGATCCAACTACCTACCAATATTCTTTCCAGTTCAGCATCAAACCATGCTCGTTGTTCTGGACTTGCAGTGTCTACCCATAAGCGACCTTTGGATGGGTCAGTATTCCAATCCCACTGTAAGTAGGATAAATCTCTTTCCCAAATTTGGTCTTTGGGTTTCTTTTTGCTATTTCGGATTGTAGATAGTTTTGGAACTGGCGGTGTTTTGTAAACTATGCCCTGTAGTTCATATTCTAAAGGCTCACCAACTTTCCAATCTTTATTTATTAACTCCATTCAGTTTTTTCTTGACAACCTTCATTCTTTCTTCGAGCGTATTGCCAATAGAATTAATTTCTTCTACTTCCGGTTCGTCAACTTCTTTACTTATTGGCAATACTTTTAGCTTACCCAACGGTTGACCATTAGCAAACTTCTCGAATTGCTCTAAGTTACCTGTTTTATCAATAAATTTCATAGCCATATCCAAAGTCTTATAATCTATCGATATGACAGGTTCTTTACCAACGGCCAATAGCTCTAAGTTTTCAGCATATTGTTCAAGCACTTGGTTGATTGCCGATACCAAGCGTCTTATTGGTGATCCTTCGTTTGACTGGGACTTTTCCATCTAAAGTTCTGTTTATAGTTCGTTTCTGTTTTTCAAAAGCCTTTTTATATTTTTCAATTAATACCTTTCCTTCCAACGAAATGAACATGCTATATTTTTCCCTTTGAATGTAGTTTTTTTCAAATAAGGCATTAATAACCTTCGTTAAAGTATTGCCTTTGATATTGGGATTATATAAAGTTAAATCGTTTCTGTGTACGGTTGTATGCAAAGATATGAAAGTTAACAAACCCAATACACGTGGACTAATCTGATGTTCAAAGCAAAAATTTTCTGTTATCATGTGACCGACGATGCCATTATAAACAGCAACGTTGTTCTTTGTCATATTAACCACCCGTAATTTTAAACGCCTCTCTACCTCTATTCTTATTTTTAATCTGTTTTTTTTTACTATTTTCTTTCGTTCTACTACAAGTTTATTTTGGTAATCTTGCATAATTTGTTTTACCAATACATCGGTGCTTGCTTGTAAACGGGCTATAACACGTTCATAAACGGTTATAATAGAGCGAAAATGATCGGCACGTTTTTTAAGTTCGGGAATAATAACACCTTTCAGATACTTGCTACTTTTACCTTCTGTTTTAAGGCGTTGAATTGGCTTGTCTACTTCAACCTTTCTAAACGTTGCTTTTTCTTTGGGAGTTAAAGAAGTATCTACTTTAATCAACCCAGTTTTCTTAATCCAAAACCCCTTCTTCGCTGGCATAAGTTTAATTGATTACTACACCTACAATTTCGTGTTCTACTAATTTGATATAGCGTTTACCTTTATAGTTTATCTCGTAATTCTTATCGTCAATGGTAATGACTGTTTGACCTATTTTAACAGCAGCCCTGCGTGGAACGTGTGTTATCACTACTTTCATCCCGTCTTTCTTCCTATCGCTTACAATGATGCCTGATGGAGTTATTTCCTCTTCGGTGTACACTTGTTCTCCTAAGTAAGTTCGATCAACCATGTCAAACGTTTCATCGGGCATTATTTGAAATAAAATAAAGTCCGCATCAATGACTTCGTAGTCATCAACACGTTCGGCACACTCTTTAGCCATGTAATGTACAAATAGCTTGTCACCCTCTTTGTATGGGTGATTGACACTTGGGTGCTTAACTGTGCATATCTGAGGTAGTGTTTCGAGATAATTGGTATTTTCAGAAAATTGAGAACCCTGAAATCCATCGTCCTCTCTTGCTATCCATAAATCTGCCCTTATAATATCAAGACCATTTAGTCCAACTGATAACACTTTATTATGTGCCTTGTCAAATTCTACCCCTAATACATTTCCGATTAACTTCATGCCAATAGCCTTTCTATGCGTTTTTGATTAATGTTTGATAATAGCAAATTATCTTTTATGTGTTTCCACCCTATTTCATTTGCTTTTTGCAATGCCAATATCCTATCTTTTTCCACATATTCTGATATATAGTCAAACGGCATTATACCTACTCCAGAAAATTCTTGTAAGGTTGTGTTTCCAAAAAACACACCCCCGCTATACGTAGCCTCAATAAAACTGATATTGCTTTTACTCTCGTTAAATTTAGTATTAGATAAAGGGTGAAATACGATATTGGGGTTCTCCTTATACAAATACCCGAAATACTGCATTAACGGCATCATGGAAACAGGTTGATAGTTGTTTCCACATCTCTGCTCCATATAAATAAATCTTGCACCAACAAACTGAAACATCCAATCGGTGTTGTCATTGATAGTTTTAACTAAGCTATCTGCAACCCCATACACATCTGCTTCATGGCTTTGACCGCCTCTCCAAATAGCTTTTTTACTCTCTATATTGAATTGCTTTTTATTGGCTACAGGAAACAAGTAATCGTTATGAGCGTTCGGTATAACCCGTATATTGCCATTATAAAAGCCAAATGACTTCTTTAATCCAACAGTAGATACCCAAACATCATCGGATAACAGCAAACACTCAATAACAATTGATTTTGCAGTTTCATAATGCGCGTACATTGGGTTATATTCATCAATATGTAAAACATCATCATCCCAATCGGTAATAATCTTTAGTCCGCATTGTTTAGCCAATTTAATAAGGTTTAAGTCATGCTGACCTGATGGGCGTTCTAAAATTAAGGTATCATATCCCAATAGGGTAGACCACGTAATATTGCCATGATAGGGTATCCTTTCAATTGTAATATTTTCGTGTTTAATAAATGTAAGGGGTGCCAATCGATAGAAATAAGTTCCGTCGTCATCCCATTGGGTCATGTATATGATTTTCTTCATGCTACTCTTTTATAAACTCGATTATGAACAACATTAAACTGAAATTCAAACTGACTGTTTTCCCACTCTAATGTTGCTTTCGTTACGTCCTCAATGCCTTGAAAAAAACCCCACGGCATTTTCATGTTATTACAGCTATCGTCGACTATAAATAAGCCACCAACCTTAACCATATCAGGATAGTGCTTTAAATCGCTTGTAACGACTTCGTAGGTATGCCCCCCGTCAAGGTAAACAATATCGTATGGCGCTGTAGATTTTGCTTGCTTTATTATTTCTGAGTTGATGCTTAATCCATGATAAATGGTATAGTCTTTAGCCAAACCAAACCGATCGTGAATAATTTCTATATCTTTAGCGTAGTCACTATCCCAATGCCCATCAGAACTGTCTAACGGAGATACACCATATCTTTTAGCTTCTTTTCCACTTTCTTTGGCTAATAATTCAACTAATGAAAGAATTTGCCCCCTAAAAACTCCTATTTCTAAAAATGAAAATGATTTCGGCATTTCATCTATAATAATTTTCCAAAGCCAGTGAAAACTACGTTCTCCAAACCCGAAGGCATTTTGTTCTACAAAATCACGATGAGACTTTAGCAATTGGTTTTCATTGACATTAGCAGCAAACATAGTATTTACTGCTTCATGCCTTGTGGGTTTGTCAATCCAATGTTGTTTATATAGGTCTATACTCATAATAAATCGTAAACCTTAGATAAATCTGTACGTCCATTTCCATGAGCAAATACTGGTTGTTCTCCTGTTTTTAAATTTTGTAGACGGTTGTTTTCATATCCAAAGTCATCATTTGATATGAATGAATAACTTTGAAAAACCTTGCAGTTAACATCCAAAACTATTTTACTATTAGGATTAAATATCAGTTGTGTAGTTGCCCATAGCTGGTCATCGCTGTCTAATGTGGGCATGTTGTAGTCAAACAAAGAAATAAATAATTCGCTTGGAGCAAAATATAATCCACTATTCAGAAAACACCATTCTGTTTTTCCTGGAGTATCGTAATACGCTTCCATCGCCTTGTCAGGCCAACAGTTTTTTTCACCAGAAAAGGTAATTACATTTGTATTTAATTTTGACATAGCCTCTTCCATTGTAGACAAAACCACTACATCGTAAGCATCACAAAAAAAGAATGAATCTACTTCGGGATGGTCTTTAAGATATTGATAAACGGTTAATAGTTTAGTTCCAAAGCCTTTCCACTCTGTAACCAAAACATCTGCATCCCACTCAAATTTATTGAGTGATTTAAAAAGCTGTTGTATTCCAATCGCTGTTTGGTCGCTACATACCGTAATTAATTTAGTCATTAAATCCTCCGTCGTAATATGTGTTTAATCGTCCATTCTTATACATTTCTACCATCATACCAATTTCTTGAAGGTAAAATCCTGCTTCTTTTTTCTTCCAATCACAATATGGGTTTTGTCCATCATCTAAATGAGTAATCTTAATATGAGGTAAGAAACAGTTTTTAAAACCAGAAGATATAGAACGGGCTGACATAAGTACATCGTCACCGCCATATTTTCCACTTGGCTGATTAAAATATCCTACTTTATCAAGAAGTCTGTAGTTTAATCCTGTACAAGTTCCTATTATATCATCGCATACTTCAATACGCCCATCCATAAATGTACGGTACAATGGATTTTCATGTTCCGTATTTTGCCAAACATCTTCTCTTTTTAATCCGCATACCCCTACGTTTTCGTAGTCCCGAAATACGTATTCAATTTGGTCTGCCCAACTACTATTGTGCCAAAAAACATCGTTATCTGCCTTACAAACATGCTCCTTGAACTGCCTTGTTTTTATACCTAAATTAATGGCATTAGCTGTTCCAAGATTGATGCCATTAAAACTAAAAGTGATGTTTTTATTATACTTTGCTTTGTTTAAAAAATCAGTATATATCTCTTGCGTTTCGGAACAGCTTCCATTATCTGAAATAAAAAGTCGATGTTTGTCTAAATCAACAGTATCTAAAAAACTATTTAAACACTCTTTGGTATACTTAGATCTATCATTTTGTTCTGTATCGTGAACAGCCATTACGATTAACATAATCCAAAGAACCCTTCCATAGCCTCTATCTTCATTTGATTGATAGCGACAATATTGCTTTGTGAAAATTCATACAATGAGTTCTCAAACCTTATTCGTTTGACAAACATAACCTGACGCTTAATAAAATCACTTTCAGTTAGGTCAACTTTTTTATACGGCTCACGTACTTTTTTCTTAAATAGTGAAAATATGCTCATGCCAAATAATTAATCCCGCACCAAAATGAAGATTGAGCAGCGATACTTAATGAACATTTTATAGGTGCGGGAAATTTTTTAGTGTTTTCTATGTTCATATTTTATCGTATCGCTGATGTAAATCTAAAAACTATATCATTAAAAACCAAATGTTTGTTTTTTTACATTTGAACTAATTAACAAATTTATCTCATAAAAAGCAAATTAAAGCAAAATGGCACTTTCAATTCTTATTACCCAAGTAGGTAGCACTGCGGCTACACCTACTCAGTACACCGCTCAATCACCATCATTAGCACGTTACCGTATGACTTCAACTATAGTTGATTATGGTGACGCTGTTGGCGTTCCTGCTTCATATCCTGGTGGTCCTGTTCCTGCTGGTTTTCTTTACATCCAATATCATGTAGACAATCAATGGAAAACAGCAACAATTTATACTGCACAAACCGGCGCACAGTTAAACACTTTGGTTGTAGCTTAATTTAGTGGTATCTTATTGAAATTATTTAATTGGCAATTCGAGAGAGTTGCCTTTTTTCGTCAAAGTCAAATTCAAGCTGTCCCTTTGCGTTTACAACAGTTCTGCTTTTTTTATGCTTTATCATGGGGACTATCTTACATTCGATAGTTGGTAGCGGAATTGGTAATTGGATGTTTAGTCTATCGGGTGGCGATACTTCGAGGATTGCTTGCTCTACCTGCGGATAGTTTTCTTTCTTGTTAGCCTTGTATGCTTTGGCGCATAGCGGTAACATTTTATGATACATATCCTCTTGTAAGGAATCGAGGATAAATTTGAGTTGTTTGTGGTCGCCAGATAAGAATGAGTTAACAGCCGCTTTTAAGTACGGATGCTCCAATACATAATTTGAGTTCTGGCTAATGGTCATTTTACTTTTTTTAAGTGACTATTAACTTTTTTTGCCGCTGGACTGGCTTTACGACTTGCATTAGCTATGATTGCTCCGGCAACTTTTTTTGAATAACCTTCACTTTCCACTTTTTTCTGAGCGCCCTTAAATCCTATGTGTTTAACTTTTGCCATTGTCTTAAAATTATAAACCCCCTTACCAATTTGATAAGGGGGACGAACAGTTAATTAATTGCTTTTGCCGAAACGTTTATGGGCCAAGGTATCTGTGTTACAGATTGCCCATCTGCAGTTAGTGATTTATTTACATATAGCGAATCGTATTCAACCCCATCACCGCTTTTTACTCCCTGTTCAGTAAGTTCGGGATAGTTTTCAATATCGCCATCGGATATAACGTGCTTGTCGGGTATGATTTCATCAGAACCAATTAGTTCAATTTCTTCTGTTTGTATGACTACTTTCTTTGCCATTTTATTTTTTTTATAAAATTACACAACAATTTATGACAAAAGCAAATTTTATTTTTACACCTCGTTTAGCATAGATTTTGCATCTTCAAGTATATCTATCTTATCGCTTTCTATCCAAGGTTTTATTTCTGATAATTCATGTTTTTCAACCCAAAACGTTTCTTCAACCCTATCACGGTTTATATTACCTGTTTTTCTAAATACACCCCCGCTTTCTAATGACTTAGTTAATCTTTTTATTTTGCCATTTAGCATAAATTCACAATGAACATATACTTGCCAATTACTTAAGTTAATTGCAGATGTTTCCCAAACTTTAAATGTTGTTTCCATATTTTTATTTTTAAATTGTTTTTATCGCCACGCATATCCCATTACGCCACGCTTCTTTATAGCCCCTATGAGCCTTTATCTCATATTCCCCTACACATTGTTCAGCGTACATAAATAAATCGTTCTGAAAGCCTAAAACTGGCTTACGTTTGCGAACTGTGCTTGTGGCTGTATCCACATCATAACCGAATCGCAAGTCAACGTAGTCTATGAAGCGTTTCAGGTCTGCTTCCGACAACGGTGGTATCTTCGCAGGTCTGTCCTCTTGTATCCTTTCCAGAAAGGCTTCCATGCGTGAGTTGAATGGGTCGGCGGTTAGCATGCGAATAGTTGTGGTTTAGAGTTTAACAATTCAAGCCTCTTTAAACTTTGCTCATAATATTTTAACTTATTTTCAAAGCCTATAAAGTTTCTATTTTCCATAATGCAGGCTGCAGCCGTAGTTCCACTGCCCATGCAGTTGTCTAATACCAAATCGCCTTCATTAGAGTATGTTTTTATTAAATACCTGATAAAATCAATTGGCTTTTGTGTTGAGTGGTCATTTTCTTTAGTTCGGTCGCCATTGGTTATATCAATTACAGATTGTGGATACCTTAAACCCTTATCATCAAACTTCTCAATTCTGTTATTATTAAAATCGTTATAGCATCCGCCGTTCCTATCATTCTTTCGCATCCCATACTTTCGTTTACCTACGCCCATTTGCGGATTGTATGTGCCGTGATTTTTGTAGAACACTAAAATATATTCGTGATTTCGCATGGGTTGCTTCTTAGCGTTTAAAAAGCCAGTCCCTAAAGGTTTATACCAAATCAGATCATACTTAAACAATTTCCTATTACTCATAATTAAGTCCGTAGCGAACGGTTGCGCAGCTGTTAGAACAATAATGCCTCGAGGTTTTATAATGCGTTCATAGTGCTTCCAAAGTGGTGCAAAAGGAATTACTACATCCCAATCATTATTTGTTGTTCCATAAGGCAAATCACAGCATATCAAATCAATAATTTCGTCATCTATTAACTCCATGCCATCCAAACAATTCATGAAATATATCTTGTTGAGTTCTATCATTTGTTTTTGCGTTTATTCATTTTGCTAACATAATCGGCCTCTTTATCTTTAGCGTGTTGGAGTGCTAACTCTTTTTGAATACGTTTTATATTTGCTAAATGCTTTTCAGTATCTACTTTATTTGTCATTAAAACATTTTTAATTGGTGTCCACTAAATTGGTTAATACACTCTTGTAAAATATTGACTAAGGTCGGGCGGTTGTTCGCTTTAGCCCATTGTAATTCTTTTATTTTTATGGTTAGGAAGTCTTTCATGGTTTAGTATAAAGTTTAATCCATTCGTTAAATTCAGATTCATTGTTTGATTTTTGTGCACAATAATCGCATAAACCACAGCAACAATCATTTGAATAATTAATACCAGCCTCAAAAGATGCTTCCATATCTTTTACAGTAAACCACACTTTATTTTCAGGATAATTTACATGTTTACCATCTGCTGTTATGGTTACAGGCATCTTTTTAAATCCACTACCATTACAATCTTCACATAATGTTCGATCATAAGAACCAATTATAATTCCATATCCATTGCAATTTTCACATTCTTCTTTTTTCATCTTCAATTTTCCTCCGCTTGGGTTAAAATGGTAAATCTTCGTTTATCTCTTTGTTAAAACTAATTTTTGGTATCAGGTTACTCGGATGCTTTATAATCCAGGCAATGTTGTTTAGTATCGTCGCTGGTCGCCATGCCCATGATCGCCAACCCCAACCTAAATGAGTGCGCCAACGCTTACGGTAACCGTTAAAATCAAACAGAACTAAAATTGTTATTTGGGCAAACCTACTCCAATAACTTGACGTGTGTGAAATATAACCTTCGAATACTTTTAGCCCTACTGCGGGTTTAGTAAACTGCCTATTGTATGGCACATGAAACGTGTACTTGCCAAAATTATAAATAGCCAAAGCATTCCAACATTCTTGCTTGTACTGACCACTCCCCCCGCAACTCCAACACTGTTCTTTCGTTGGTCGTTTATCGAAGAAATAGTATTTGTGGTAAATTCCAGTTCCCTCGCATGACCAACACGATTTTCCTTCGATATATTGATACTCATATCCTGTTAATTTGCCATACTTTAAAAGTATTTCTTTTTTGATACGATAAAAGTTTTCGCTCTTACCATATCTGTTTCCGTGGTGTAATAGCCAGCTTAGTGCTTTAATTTTCATTTCATTTGGTTTTTAAAATTCCTCTGCAAGTTTCGTGTTGGTTAAAAGGGGATATCATCCGAATCTATTGGATTAATTGTTAGTTCAAGTTCTTTCTTTGGCTCTGTAAAGTCAACTAACGATTGTTTTGAATTATTTCGCTTATGCCATTCCAATACCGGATTATAATCAAAGTATTCAAACCCTGACAGTCCATTAATCATTTTCATTTTGAATGGCTTAAATTTAGGTGTAACCCGCCCGCCTGTCTCCGTTTCCTTAATCTTTCTTACGTGTATCTCTGTCATCATCCACTCGTTCTCATCCTGAGTTATACGGTGTACTGTAAGGAAGTCATCAGCTTTATTGGCAAACATTACACCCATTTCAGTATCTTCTTTCTGAGGGGCTAAAGTAAATCCTCTATCATCTTTATTTCTTGCTCCGGCAGTACCTACATGGCAATTCAAATAAATTGATAGGTTATTTTGCTTTCCGAACAATTGCATTACGCTTGCTGCCTCATAGTGATACTCGTAACCTTGTTGCCTTGATTTAGCGGGTATATCCATTTTTAACGAATTGTACGGGTCTATCATCATTCCCTTGTATTTTCTCTTATTCAAGGCAATTTTTGCCATGTTAAGTATATCCTGATAGTTATAAAGTTTGTCTCCACACTTAATAAAATCAAACTTGCTTTCAATATACTTCTTGGCAGTTCTATATTTAATATCATTCATTGTTGCAATAGGTTCGCACCAATAAAATTCAATCAATTTTCTTACTACTGTACCAACTCCATTTTCAGAACTAAATATTAGCCAATCCCAACCGTTATACAGGCTTGACAACATAGTTAAATACCAAATTACAGTAGATTTACCAACATTATCAATACCGTTTACAATAACCAAATTACCATTCTTAAACCTGAAAAACTTATCAAGTTCAGCTATTCCAGTAGTAGCACCCATTGGAAATGTTCCGCTACGCCAATGTCCTAAGTATTCATCATAATCTTGTGGCGTGGCTAAAAATGAATAATCTTCAATAGAAGTATCTATTACACTTGGTACTTGTATATCGTTATCCCTGATAGTTTCTTCTCTATCGCCATACCCTAAATCATATAAAGCTTTTGGACATTTTTGAAAATCACCGTCCAATTCAAGAACAGTAAATACGGCATAAGGCTTGTATGGAGTTTGTGCTTCAAATTGAGTTGATGTGCTAAAAACACTAAACCATTGTTTTTCTTCATCGTAATTACCGGAATGAGTTGCTTTGGTATCTCCAGGTCGTTTCATTAAAATCTTACGGCCTTTTCTCCCAACTGTTTCCCATCCATGATTTTCTAATAATGAGACAACATCGCCACGTTCATTGTAATCTTCGATAGATGTTAAACCTTTGGTTTGCTTTCGTTGCTTAACTTCTCTATGAACAACTTCCTTTAAAACTTCGTTAAATCCAAATGCTACATTGAAAAGTATTGATCTTTGTTCGGGAGTAATAGTTTGTATTTTATCAAAAGAACCATAAATTACTTTATACCCGGGGGTAGGATCACATACAACCATACCCCTATCACCCCTTGTTTCGAGTAAAACTCTTATCTTATCATTTTTAGCAGAGTTTTCAGCAACTACTCTGGCTTGTCTTTCGGCATTTGCTATTTCGTGTTGGTCTAAAATTAATTTATCATATTCTTTTTTATATGATTCTTCATAGGTTTTTTTCCTTTCGTCCTCAGTGGTATACCGATTAGCAAGTTTTAAATTACCCTCTATGTAAGAACACCTATAAATAAAATGAAATCCACCACTCCGTGTTTTTTGGACTACAAGTTTTTCAAGTAAAGTTGGGTCAAGAGTTTTTATTAATGTTTTATAATCCTTGTATAAATTTCCTGTAAGGTCGTACTTAGTATCGATGTCTATTACTTCAACATTCCCAGATATTTTACCACAAACTAATCCTACGGCTTTGTGACCTTTAAAATCGTAATCCCTTTTGGTAAACTGCCATTCTTCGAATATTGGACGTTTGTCCTCACGAACTGGCATGAATTGTAATCCCTTAATTTTTAATAGTTCTGAAACATCCATTATAGTTCTCGTGGTTTAGTTGGCCTAACATATTCTTCATACTCTTCATCAGTCATAGTTTTACCTTGTGTAACTACATTAATCTTTGGACAGGACTGTAAGTATCCTTCAAACTTATTACCGAATAATGTTTCAGGTCTAAGATATTCACTCATCTTTGGATCATCTTTCCACTTAGAGCATTTAAACCTAATAACTCTTTCAAAATCTTCTTTGATAAATCCATCTTTCTTACGGCTTTTTATAATTGAAGATGTGCTTTGAGTTTCTGATTTAAAATTTCTTCCAGAGCACTCATTTAATAGTTTAACTATCTCTATAATATCATTATCAATATCAGCGCTTTGCTCCGCTTTTGCTTTTTGTTTGCTTTTGTTTTGCTTTTTATTTGCTTTATTTCCTCTACCACCTAATCCCCCACTTTCTGAACGTATTTCTGAAATAGTAGCCTCACGTATCATTCTACGGGATATTATCTCAAATTTATCTTCCTCAATAAGTGAAACATTAAGTATATTATTATCAATTAATTCCTGAAAAATTGTCTTAGTTTCTACTAAACTTGACTTAAAAAGAACAGAAAGTGTGCGAATATTTGCAATAAAAACACCACGTTTTTCAGACTTAAATAGCTTAAATGTCAATTTTAATAAAGCAAATTCTGCAAGAGGGGATAAACAGTTAGTATCTTGTTCCCAATCGCCGATATACAGCGGGATATATGGTTGTTTTGCCATGATTAAAACCTCGCCTCCTTTGCATCACTAACAGCCCATATATACTCTAATCCAAGATGCGATTGCCAGTAACCTTCATTTATAGTTAAGTCCCTATTGGCATAGGGTGGACACATATACATTCTGTCCTCATAAAATGCGCTATCTGCATTCATTAGTCCATAAGATATATCAAAGTTTTCTATGCCGTTGCATACATCGTAAAAAACAATCTCTTGACATTTGAAATCAGGAAGTCCAACAGCAAGTATACAAGGCATATTACTTGCTGCAACAAGTCGTTTAACTTTCTCTATTTCAATTTCAGTAAACGCAATAGGCTTTACCTCAACAAAGCAACCGCCATTAAATGTAGGTAGCCAAAAGTCAGGTAAATACCAAACACCATCACCTAAATCATATCCTTCATGCTCATACATGAAATTTATACGTAATCTCTTCATAAATACAGCCCACCTTGCTTCAAGGCGGCTACGGTATAAATTGCCATCAAATTTTGTATCAATAGCTTTTAATTGGGGAGTAATTAATGTCATGCTTCCAAAGTTTTAAGGTGTTCAACTACTTTGGTTTTAATAGTGTTATTCATATCTGATGATAATATCCAGTGTAGATAATTAATTTGATCTGTGGATTTCATATCATCAAGCGGAGTTCCCTTGAACTTTCCGAACATGAAAATGAATGGTTTACCTTGTGGAAGGTTTTTGATGTAGCTTCCGCATGGGTTGCAGTAAGCTGTTTTGTGGATGCCTCGTTCTGTAATAACATAATCGTTTTCGACACCGCACTTTGGACACTTTAAATTTAAATTTTCCATGAAATAAAAAAGCCCGAAAAGATGTAGAGCTAGTTCCGGGCAATTTTTTGTTGCTTAAAAGCAAAATATCTGAACTCTACCTCAAATATACTGCCATGTATGTTGATGTAAAAGTACTTTTAATTATCGTAATGTCAAGCACTTTCTGAAAATAAATTTTCCAACAAAAAAGCCCTAACATTTACGAAAGGGCTTCTGGAGTTAAGTGCGTCCTGCAATGCAATGGCAAATAACGTCTTTAATGCTGTGTATCGTCACATTCTACAAACGTTGCTATGTAGTTTTTACCCGGCTTAAAGAAACCAGCGGCGGCGGGATTGGTAATGTGTAACCTTGCATCACCCGATGGCGTATACATTGACCACTCTTTGTTCTCAGGACAGTCGTTTACTACTACTGTCATTTTTATCTCGAAATTGTTGTTTGCAAAGTCTGTTACCGAACCAACTTTGAATTTTGCTCTTAATGAATTCATTTTCTTACTTTTTTAATTGTTTATAGGGCTGAATTACCCATGCATCAAATATACAAAACTTCTTAAACAAACAAGCCCCAGGAACCACCCCGAGGCTAAGGAAATTTTACCAAACATTGCGGAGCGAACGCTCAACGCTTTTGATAGGTCAAAGGTAGAAAATTATTTTAAGAAACAGCCTTAAAAAATTCCCTTGTAACATAGCCAATCAAATAAGCATAAGCCTCATCACTATCAGGGCTAAGAGTTATGCCGATATGCCTCATTATAAAGTCTACAGCGTGAAATATCTCGTGAGCCAATACAGAATATCCTTGGGGATTTTTTGGTTTACTACGAAGCCTTATGATAGTTTGACCACCAATTAAATTATGAACGGTTCGGCCATTAGTGGTTTCGGGCATCTTAAAAAGCATTTCATCATCCTGAAATATTTTAAAGTCCTCATCCTTTAACCGTTGTTCTACCGCTTTATATATTTGGTAGTTACTTTCACCAACGCTAAACATAATGTCGAAATCGTAAATGACTAATGGCACAATAAAGTTGTAACTTTTGCTCATATCGTCAAATCTAAATTTAAAAACTCCAATGCCCAGATTCGTATTTTCTCCATAAACGTGTCAAACTCCTTAGTGTCCAGTTCGCTTGTTTTTAATACTTTGGTGACCACTTCGCCTGTTTCACGGTCTATGAGTGGGTTGCCATTAATATCTTCCACTGTAGCCCTTAAAAACTTGCCTTTAAGCCATTCCTTACACGTATCAGTATCATGACCAACTTCTTTCGCTATCAACCCTATCCAAACATGCAGCAAACTATTCGCCTCCAACGATCGCTTGTCCCTAAACCGTTCAATAGTAACCAACACTTTAGTCATGTGCGGGTAACTATCCGCAAGGTCACCCATAAACTGCCCACGGTTAATCATGGACAGTCTTGGATTCCCTTTGTCGGTTTTTACGAAGGCTACCGATTCAATCTTGTGCATTAGTACAAATAGCTTCTAAGTCCTTCATTATCGGGTTAGCCAAATAATCATCCTTGATGTTATCAGCTAATTCAGGCTCTGTAAGTTCGATACACGGCAAGCAAGTCCAGTTTGCATGGACACTACCTATTTCACCTGTTCTGTGTAGCATCCCGTCGCTACATCCGCATTCGTGACACTTCATAAACTCATTTCTAATTGCGCCTTAGTCGTAATCTTACCCTTGTCGAAAGCCAAAACCTCGTTAAAGAAGTTATCCAAAGCCACCTTCAACTCACCGCCAAACTCGTACTTACCATTATCCAAATTAATCTTCGGCGTATTCAGTTCAACATCGCCATGTGGTGTAACAATAGCACCAATTAGCACTACTGACCGCTCGTCGTTATTCTCAAACACCTGCGCACCATTCACCTTAAACCGATACATCATCGTGTCAATCGCAGTCTTGTACTTATCAAAGTAAACGCCGTTAACCGTTACCTTATCTGGTGTCAAGCCTAATATGTGCGTATAGTGAGGAATAAGCCTGCGCAGTGACACATCAAGGCTCTTGGATGGCACAGCCTTCACGTGTACCGTATACGCCTTCTCAACGAGGTCTAAATCGTTTTCCTCATCGTCACCCATAGGAATTGTTTCGCCGTAGGTAATCTTCATCCCTACACTCTTGTGCAAGACCGCCTTGCTGATTGTTTTTGTGTTTGTCATTATTTATTTGTTTTTAAAAGTTTTCTTATTGTATATACCCTATTTTCAATTGGTTTTCTATCGAAGTTGACTAAATTAAAACAGTCATCCACAATTTGATTCTTAAAGTCTTTTATAATCTCGTCGTCTGTTTTATTCATCTCTTTTTGTGTATCAACATGAGCATACGATTGAAAAGACTATACCAATGTTTTACCAATCTTTATGTAAACACATTTTTTTACCCAGTTTGAAACTACTTTATCTTTTATAACAACGGAAATATTTGGATTACAAGCAAGAAATATTCCTACTTTACAATCAAGTATTTTTGGGTATAATACCGCATATTTTTCAGCCATTTTGTTTTTGCTTTTTAAATCAATTATTTGATTGTTTATTATCGCTTTTAAAAACTATAATTCTTTTGGTTTTATTGAACATGGTTCCTTGTTTAAGATTATATTCAAATTCCTCATCTAATTTATAATGGATTTGACCCCGATTTGCTTTTTTATACTCTTTAACAGCCAATTCGAATTGAGTTGGCTCTATATAATACCAATCTGACTTTAGCTTTAATGATTTAAACTTAGCATGTAAATAACGCTCACATTCGGTAATATTTTTAACAGCAATTTTAGTAGGTATTAATTCGAATGGATAGTAACCTATTTGTCCCTCAATTCTTCTGTTTGCTTTTTTGTCTGTTTTTCCTATTCTGCAAATTGAATTTTTAGCATCATGTAGGCAGTAAACAAAACCATCGGTATAAACCCTAACAATAACTTTTTTCATTTACTTACCTCCACGGTCATTTTCGTTTCAATACCAGACTTAAACTCCATCATATACTTAATCGATTTAATCCTTTCACTTTCACTATTGGAGAAGTACATTAAGGGATTTATTTGGTATGTTCCTTTTGTCAAAGGTATTAGAAAGCCTTCATCAGATAATTGCTTAAAAGCCTTAATAACCGCATGTTCGCTATACTCTTTGTTACCAGCCTTTTTATATCGCTTATGGAACGCTATAAACGCTTTACGAGTAATATCGTTATTGCTTACATATCCACCATTTGTGACATTATCGCTTATCCAATCTATCAGGTGATGTGGGCAACCATTTATCCCCATTAGTAAGCATAATGCCGTATTATAACGCTTAGTACAACTTAGGCTTGCTTTTATAAAGTCGTATTCAAATTCTTTATAAGGCTTGCCGTCTATGTCACCTTTATGCGCAAGTTTTTTTTTATACCTAATTTTTATTTCCTGTATCTCTTTTGCCATATTCAAAGATATGTAATGTATTTTAAATTACCAAATAAATTTACCAAATAATATAGATAACATGGAAGGTCTTTCCATATTAAGTGGAAGGTCTTTCCATGATAAAACGACATATATTTAGCCAACTCTTTCCAATCGTAATTTTCAAGTGTATTTTTTCCTTATATATTTTATGGGGCATTTTTACGACGTTATTTAATTATGCTAATCGTATAAAATTTTATTTTTTTTCTGTAAGCCTGATTAGTGTTATTATCCCCCCATATTTGACAGCCACCATACCTAAAAGAGAATGAAAAGCACAAACCGGGGTGGCTTACATTTGGTAGATCATTTTTGCACGTTGGATAAACGTTGAAATAGTTTGCAACTGGAAAATTAAACCCTTTGGCATTGCTTGCCCTTTCAAACGCACTTTATTTAAACGTGCAATGTTTCACACTTTTTATTTGTTTGGAAATAGATTTGCTTGGCTAAACGCTTGGATGTTATTGTTGAAGATTGGAGGGAAAGGAGGGGGATAATTACCTACCCTCTAAATTACCAAAATGATAGGATTTTGTATTGTGATAGATTAAATGGTTTGATTTGTTGTTAGAGATATTTGTATGATTTGCGTTTATAGCCTTGTTTTAGGGGTTGTGCGGGAGTTTAGTTGGTTGGTTGATAGATTGTAAGGTTTTGGGTAGATAATCGCTTGTAGGCTTTGTTTGTTGCTATGCATAGTTATTTGTGCTACACTACAATTAAGCCTGCTGCAGCATGGAATAGCGTTTTGTGTTCGCTATTGCTCACCTGGTATGGTTTATAAATAAAAGTTAGTATGAAATTTTGGAATAGTAGATGCCATTAAATTGGTAATTATGTAGTTTAAATGATGTTTACTATTCCGTTTGGTTATAGTGTAACTTAGCTATAAAAAATATATTTGTATATACAAAATAAAGTCTCTACAATTGTATCAGCAAATCAATAACGGTTTGTTATTAAACATTCTCAAGATGAAAACTAAAAGCTATCTACATTGCGTGATTACACGCCACAATGGTACAACTTTTGAAAATCCATTGAAATTATCTGAGGTTCATTTAATAGCCACAATTCTAAAAGAAAACCTTTCTATTCAAATAAGCCGGCATACAATATCTAACCAGTTCTATAAACAACTATTTGGATAACCCCACTTTGACGCTTTGAGAATGTGCTCAAAGTCTGCCAGCGTAACACCACTAAAAACGGTTTACGCATTTGGCAGTACAAAGGAAATTTAACCACTAACATTAAAGTCTCACAACATGAAAACTACAAAAGCACAAAACGAACTATTAGCCGCAATGAAAGCAGGTAAATTAGTGAGCCAAAATCAACAAAACCTATTGTTTAAAATACTTAACGCTGCTAATGGCGAATTGAAAGATTATGTTAAGGCATTATTTCATGCTGATGACTTTGAGGGATTTGAATTATCGAGAGAACAATCATTAAAAGGCTTTGACTGGCTTAAAAACCTTTGGGTTACTCCACAAGGCAAAGAACGCCAAAACAACCCGTTTGGATACAGGGAGCAAGCAGCCTTGGAAAACTTTGAGCGTTGCACCTTGAAAGGCTATTATGATGCAGGCAATTACTACATACCGTTGTATGATGTGTACTCAAAAGACGGTTACGGTTTTGAATACTACTACAACGGCGGTAAAATTCATATCACTGGATAAACTACCCCGTGTTTCCGTGAGACAGTTCACGGGTTGCACTTAGCGCATACCTCACAAGAGTTGCGCTTAAGGCAGTAATAAGAGTACCGGATTAAAAGGTAAGTATTATGTGAAGTACAGAAAGCACCGCAGTTACGCACTGCAAAGCATTAAAACAGATAAGAGAAAAGGGTCAGCCATTGAGCTGGCCTTTGTAGGTAGAAGCGGTGCCTCACCAGCGTAAAAGCCGTAAGAATTTAATCACTTAAAAAAGCCTTACATGAAAGCAAACATTGAAATTCTAAAGTCTACCCTATTGGCAAGCGGTGCTGATACACAAACAATTGCCGATATCGTAAAATCTCTTAGAGATGGAGAAGGTATTTCATGGGCAATAGATAGCCATCCTGTTGCCGTGTTAATAGTAGAATCGGTTTGTTATGATGGAACCGACAAAATTACTGACATTGATATTGAAACATTGGAGGGTTATATAAGCCAATTACAAAGTGCTATTAACCATTTAAAAAACCTTTAACAATGAAAAAGATCATTCTATTAGCCTCAATTGCATTAACAATGTTAGGCACAAGTGCAAAGGCACAGGTTATACAAGCACAAGGCAAAAGGGTTGTGTTAACCCAAGCAGACAGGCAATATTTATTAGCTTTGAATTTAAAGCCTGTAACAAGCGTTTTAAGCATGGGTAAAGATTTGAAGTACAATGACACCGCCGACATGATATTAACGCTCCTACAAGCCCGGAAATCGTTTACACAGCTAATTGCAAGGAAGTAATATAAACAGTTAAATAAATAAGACGATGAAAAAAGATATTGAAGCCACGCTTTTAAAAATAAACAAGCGTATTGAACACATTAACGCTTCTACAGGAATTGACGAAGTATGTAAACACGAAACATTAAGCCATCTATCAAAGGCTAAGGAAGGTTTAAGAGAAGCTAAATTTTATATTGGCCTTGCAGAACAAAACTTTGCTTTTGAGTTTTAAAAATTAAAAACAATCATCTAACCACCATGAAAAGATCAATCATCCTATTAACCGCCGTGCTGTTAGCATCATGTAAACATAAAACAAGCTACGTGTTAAAGTCAATGTGTGCGGAGTATAAAGACACCATTGCAACTAATATCAGCCCTTACAACAAATCTGTTAAAGTCGGGGATACTGTATTAGTTTGGCATACCGACACCGCAGGGAGCAATTACGTAATTAAATCAATTAAATAAACCTAAATCATGAAAAAAGAAACTAAGAGCAAACAACCTAAAGAAGAAACTGTAAACACGTTTAAGGGGACAGATAAAGATATTAAATGTCGATCCTTCCAATATGAACCCGGCAAAGAGTATGAAGAAAAAGACGCAAAAGCTTGCGAAACTGGTTTTCATGCTTGTGAAAATCCGTTAGATATCTTTAATTATTACCCACCAACAAACGGTAATCGGTATTTTAATACCGAAAGTTCAGGCAAAATTGACCGCCATAATGAAGATAGCAAAATAGCATCCTCTAAAATCAAAATTGGCTTAGAGTTAAATTTGAGTAGTTTAATCAAAGGAGCGGTTAAATTCATTTTTGAAAAGACTAATGCCTCTGAAATATCGAGTGCTACAACAGGCTACGGTGCTAACTCTGCTACAACAGGCTACGGTGCTAACTCTGCTACAACAGGCTACGGTGCTAACTCTGCTACAACAGGCGAGTATGCTAACTCTGCTACAACAGGCAACCATGCTAACTCTGCTACAACAGGCAACCGTGCTAACTCTGCTACAACAGGCGAGTATGCTAACTCTGCTACAACAGGCAACCGTGCTAACTCTGCTACAACAGGCGACCGTGCTAACTCTGCTACAACAGGCGAGTATGCTAACTCTGCTACAACAGGCTACCGTGCTAACTCTGCTACAACAGGCGAGTATGCTAACTCTGCTACAACAGGCAACCGTGCTAACTCTGCTACAACAGGCTACCGTGCTAACTCTGCTACAACAGGCGAGTATGCTAACTCTGCTACAACAGGCGAGTATGCTAACTCTGCTACAACAGGCTACGGTGCTAACTCTGCTACAACAGGCTACGGTGCTAACTCTGCTACAACAGGCGAGTATGCTAACTCTGCTACAACAGGCAACCGTGCTAACTCTGCTACAACAGGCTACGGTGCTAACTCTGCTACAACAGGCGAGTATTGTATTTCGGCATGTTTAAACGCAGGCGGTAAAGCTAAAGCGGCTTTAGGTTCTTTTATCGTTATATCAGAATGGGAAAGAGATAATTTAGGTAATTGGAATGTAATCGACGTTAAAGGCTTTAAAGTAGACGGTAAAAGTATACAGGCTGATACTTTTTATACGCTTGTAAAGGGCGAAGCCAAAGAGGTTCTATAAATTTAAAAAGCAAGTCAAATGAAACCATATACACAAAAACAGTTTACAACAGCAATTGGTGGTAACGGATTTTATTTAGCTATAGGCATAATAACATCTACAATAGTAATTTACGCCATTATTGAAGTTGTCAAACAATTTGTAAAATGAGCGCATACGAACGCTTTACAAACAAAAAAGAAGAACAATTTAACGCTATTCTATTGGTATGCACCACTATTTTAATAGTGCTTATAGGTATAGCAATTTACAAAACACTTTAAACCAATCACAATGGAAACATTTATTTCATCAATCTACAAACAGTTAAGAGCCTTTCCGATGGCGAAAGACTTATCAAAGGCAGTTTACAAAATAACGCCTACAGGCGATTTACTAAGCGTTGACAGTATAAGCCCAGCCATAGCAGAAAGACTTCGCCAGACAGCCGCAAAACAGGGCTATCAGAGCGTTTTAACCGCCGATTATTTAACCGTTAATTTTAACTAAGATGGATAACGAATTACAAAGGCTACAAGAGTTAGCGCAGGAAAGGCAGAGTTTAAAGAACTTGCTAAAAGTATTTGAGCAAGCAAAGATAACCGGAAACATTACACTTTTGGTAGGTACAGAAAAATACAAGCAACATCCGCAGCAAAACTTTGATCCGCTTAATAAGGCGTGTGATGGTCAAGTAAGGCTATCAGATGAAACACAAATAACCAATTGGCATAATATATTTGAAGCGCCTATAAGCGTTCGTATAGCCGAATTAGAGTCCGAAATAAAGGAGTTGGGGAACAAATTATAATTTATTTGCAAAAACATTTTGTATATACATTTTTAGTTGTATCTTCGTTTAAGAATTAAGGAAATTTACCAAACCAAAAAAGCATTATGACAAACGCAAACGATGTATTAAACCCATCTATAGCAATTTTAGAAGGGGATATTGTTACTTGTAGGCAAGGATTAACCAAACGTGAATACTTTGCAGCGATGGCTATGCAAGGATTGTTAGCCAATCCGAAAGATAGAAGCAATGGGCTTTATTCAGTTGTTGAAGAAGCAACCGCCTATGCCAATAACCTTATTGAGCAACTTAACAAAGAGAACCCATGAACCAAACATTCCTAATAGTGCTTGACGGCGTATTGCTGTCCGCACCGAAAGAGTTAACCAGTTTTATTATTGAAAAAAGGGATAGCAGCAACGTTGATTACTTCGCCTACGATGAAGTCAGTTTAAGGCTGTATATTCAATTTAAATCCGGCGTTGGGTACATGTACTCAAATGTTGCTTTGAGTAGCTTAGAAGTCCTTAAAAAGTTCGATACAAGTGTTGGGGCATTTGTGAACAGCTACCTGAAAGGTTTGAAGTTTGAGAAAACAGATTTTAGCATTAAAGCGGCTGATTTAAAAGAGGTCGCCAATGAATACAATTGGATGAAAGTTAAAGAAACTGAAACGGCTAAAAAACAATATAAAGAAGATGAAAACTTTTGAAACCGTATCGTTTCACATAGTGAAGCCGTGTAACATGAAGTGTAAATTCTGTTATGCTACTTTTGACGATATGCACGTAAAAACAATAAATATTTACGATGCTAAAACTTGCATACGAAAACTATTTTTATCTGGCGTACAAAAAATAACTTTTGCGGGTGGCGAACCTATGCTATACAAAGATTTAGATGCTTGCATAATTTATGCTCATTCATTAGGTATGACAACAAGCATTATAACCAATGGCAGTTTTATTACTGATGAATGGTTAAAAAAGATGAAAGGATATCTAAATTGGATAGGCGTTTCAATCGACAGTTTAAACCCCGATACTAACGCTTTAATAGGGCGTAAGCATAAAAAAGCAATTAACTACATGGCATTAGTCAGCCAAATTAAAAAGTTCGGCTATAAGCTTAAAATCAATACTGTGGTTAATGCCTATAATTGGGGGGAAGATATGAACGACTTTATAACATTCGCCAATCCTGATAGGTGGAAAGTTTTTCAGGCTCTAAGAATTGAAGAACAAAACGACAAACAGTTTGATGAAATAAAGGTCACTCAGCAACAATTTACAACGTTTGTCATGCACCACGGATTTCATGATTGCTTAGTCCCCGAAAGTAACGAAGCAATGACGGGTAGTTATTTGCTAATTGACCCGCAAGGCAGACTATTTGAAAACAGTGCGGGTAAACATACCTATTCAGACAGTTTAATTGATAACGATTTTAGCCACTGTATTGAACAAATAAGCCTCGATAGAGAAATGTTTATACAACGTGGTGGAATTTATAAATGGTAAAATCATGAGCGCATTAACCATCATATCCCGTTTCAGGGGCAAAACATTCGATCTGATGAACGAATGGACTAAGCAGGGGGAGCAATCCACCAATAACGTTTTTGAGCATCTTATGGCAGCTTACAACGAGTTGGACAGGATGCATGACGAGGAAATACATTTGCAACGTGACAAGAAGTTTAACGAGTTAAAGGAGGCATTGAACAATGGGTGATATAGCAGACATGATGCTTGATGGCATATTAGATGCCAACGGTGAATATACAGGTAAAAACTACGGTTATCCTGTTTACCCCAAAGGATGGTTCGGTAAAAAAGAACAATATAGGGACAGGGTTGGAGGATTTAATACTCAAAAAACAGTTGTTTCCTTTTTAAGAACAAGAGAGCCGATTTCTGAAAAATGGAATGATTTATTATTAGGATTTTCGGTTAAAGAAGAAGTTTACTATAAAAATGGTAGACTATATAACTACATAACAGGTTGCCCTAAAACATGGGAAAGATTTAAAAAGTTTATAGACGCTAAAACCAACTATATCAAACCATCTAAACAACCAAATCCATGAGTAAAGAGCAAATCGACATTTTAGAGGACGAATCGCAGCCGACAGTTAAGGAAAAGCTTTACGTGGAATATTCGCTACCGTTCGAGAGTTACGAAAACTTTTGTGATCGAATGTATGACGCATACGGTGATGGGTGGGAGTATCTATTCAGCCGTAAAAGCATGGACAAATGAGAACATTTAACCGCACAGAGCAATTAGCCCACCGTCAACAATTCGGCGCAAAGAAGCCGACCATGTGGCAGGTCTACTTAGGCAAGACGCTAATTGATACAGGTTATAACGTAGCGTTGCTAAAGGCAGCGTACAAGGGCAAAGGATATGTGTTTAAAGCGGTGTATTGAAAGATAAAGAGTGTAGTGCCAGAGAGGCCTATTGGTGATACCGAATAAATGTCTGCTTAGGGTTCGGATACCTGTAATTAAGTGGACACCACGGGTTCAAATCCCGTCTACACTCCGACTACCAATCTCGGTAGTTTTCATAAGTGATAGGGGCTGTAAAGCCTCTGGGTTTAATTTAGGTTTAGGTAAACTGGCACGAGGCGCAAGGCTGACTGCCAGTTTTTTAGAAACAATTTAAAAGAGAAAATAAAAATGACAATAGAACTTACACTATCCGGCAAGAAGTACACGATACAAGCCGACACGAGCCAATATGTCCCGCAATCGTACAGGACTAATCAGGACGAGAACAGCCCTAACTTCGGCAAGGAATCGTCTCTAGACTTAGGCTATTATACAAGTCTACCTAATGCTATCAATAGGCTAATCAGGGAAGATTTATGCAGCAACGAGGATGAGATTACCCTGACCGCATTTATCTTGCGTTACAACGCCTTAAAAGAGGAAATAACCAAACAAATACCGAAGCTATGACTGTATACGTAGTGTTTAACTTTATGGATGCTATAGTAGCAATTTGTAAAAACAAAGAATTGGCAGAAACATATATTAAACAGACTACCTATCATGGTTTAGGTTGTTACATCGAAGAACACGAATTATTATGACAATCACCACCGAACAACAATACCAGTCAGCGAACGAACGCTACGAGCAGATAAAAGATGCCGACTTTGAAACTGAGTTTTGGGACGAGAAAATCCTATTGGCAAAGGCTATTGTAGCGTGGGAATGTATCGGACAATACGAGGCTGAAAAAACAAAGTGAAAATAATTTTGTATATACATTTATTATTCTTACAATTGCATAAGGAAAAAGACAGTGTGCCTAAAGTCTATAAAAAATAGGGTTATTATACTTCCGCTGACTAAGCGGCTAAATCCAGTAAAATGGTCGAGACAGCCAACTCGCAAAAACGGGTCACCAATATGACTGCCTCTTGAACAAGGCTTTGTCTTTAGCTCAACATTCTTCTGGATTTGAGCTATTGGTGGTAGAAAGCATAAGGAAATTTTAAACCAACCAAAAAAATAATCATGAACCAAGCACAAGCCGACGAACTTGTTACAAATCTACAACCATTTATAGCCCTTAAAGAACAATGGGATTCTATAATTTTAGGTGGTAGTATGGCGCTGATAATTCAGAAGGCCATTAATTACCGTACAAGCACCGATATTGATTTGGTAGGCCATTGTTACTATGCATTTAAAGGGCAAAAATTGGTTCATCAAACAGGAAGCGATGATGATGTAAATTGTCATACTATCTCTATCAATGAAAGGCAATACGATTATTTTGTTAATCCAAAAGTCATTTATGAGAATGTAGAGTTTCAAGGCATTCAGCTACGAGTACAATCTCCAAAACAAATAATGGAGGCTAAACTTGTTTACTTCCATAAGTACGGAATACCTAAACACCGCTTAGACATTATAAACTATTTTGATATTATCACCAACGGATATAAAGAAAAACCAGTCATCGTTTCAAATTCGGAAGATGATGATTTACCATTTTAACATTTAAAAATTAAAATCATGCCAGTCATAAAAAAATCGCAATCATTGCCGACACGCCCTGTTATACTATTCGTATACGGCGATCCCGGCGTTAGTAAGACCTCTTTAGGCAACACTTCTAACAATCCGATACACCTCGACTTCGATAGAGGCATACAACGTTCTATTGGCCGTCCTGACAGCCTTGTATTTGACGAGGGTTGGGCAGAGGTGGAACGGGAAGATGCCGCAGGTACTTTTAACTCATACAGTACCCTTATCGTGGACACAGCAAAATCGTGTTTGGATGACTTTCTGACCGAATATGTGATTAAAAACGATGCTAAACTACGCACCAATAAACTCAAAATGTACGGTGCTATCGGCGACGAGTTCAAACTATTTATTGCCAAAAATCGTGGCAGCGGTAGGGATATTGTTATCATCGCCCACGCCAAGTACGACAAGGATGGCGACAATACCAAAATTACGCCTGACGTTACGGGTGGTTCGTTAAACCTATTATTGCGTATAGCTGACCAAGTAGGCTTTATGACGGTAGAGAATAACCGCCGCACCATTGAGTTTAACCCTACTGAAAAGACAATTGGCAAGAACGTGGCGGGACTACCGAAACTGATATTGCCTTTACATACCGATCCTGACTGGAAAGGCTTTTGCGACCGTGAAATCATTCAAAAGGTTAAGGACGCTATAGGCAAACAAACAGACGACCAAATGAAGGCTTTAGAGATACTTGAAGGCTGGTATGGTAGGATTGATGCCTTAACCGCAGATGATGCCGCCTTAAAGGCTATAAGCACCGAAATAGGGGCTATTACCGAAACACATATAGCCGTACAGGTGAAAGCCTACTTCGCAAAGCATTTAGGTAAGATTGAAGTGAAGTGGAACAAAGAAGCAAAAGTGTTTGAACCTATTGTTGCGGAAGGAGTAGCATAATGTTAACGATAAGAGTCACAAAACTTGAAGCATTCCGCAAGTATATGTACGAAGATGAAAATTCGTACAATACTTTTGAGAACCTACTATTAACCATTAAGGACGAACGTGGTTCGGGCGACAAAGCCGATTACGGTTCAGCCTTTCACAAAATCATTGAATACCCGGATATGGTATCTCAACATGGTTGTTTGGTTAATGGCATTCAGTTTAGCTATGCACAGGCTTTGCCGGCAGTGGAATACGCCAACGCTCACCCATTGATGCAAAAAGAAGTGCCTATCAGTAAGGTTTACCAAACTAAGCACTTTGAGATATTGGTAACGGGCACGTGTGATGGCATTGAGGGCATATCGGTACGGGACACAAAAACGAAGTATAGTACCGTGGATATGCAAGAGTATATGCGCAGCTACCAATGGCGTACCTATCTTGATATTTTGGGACTGGATACCTTTTGGTACGATGTATTTCAGGTGAGAGGCTTAGATACATTAGCCGATGCCCACAAGGCTAATATAGAGGCTTTAGAGCCAATGTTATGCTGTAGGTATCCTGATATGTCAGCCGATGTACAAAGTCTGTTAGACGAGTTCTCGCAGTTCGTTATTGACTACGACCTATTACAGTATTTAGAAATTAAAGATAAACCGCAAAACAATTCCGAAATGGGAAAAACTATACAGCCTTTAGACGAGGCAATTGAAGAAAAAGACGACAAACTGTTAGTGGTGTTTACGCCAGAAGCAATTGATACCACTACTTACAAAATTCCTAACAAGGAAGAAAGCCTAAAGATTATCGCAGATAAAAAGCAGTTTGCTACGGATCTAAAAATTGTGGACAAGAAAGACCCTAATTATAAATTAGCCAAGTCTGAAAAGGGTATCTTAAAGAAAAGCCGGATTGCCTTTGTGAAGTCTACAAAGGAGCATGTAACCGACCCGCTAACGTCGATGCTTAAAGATGCTAAGTCTGATATCAGCGCTATTGAAAATGGCTTTGACGAGGTAGAGGAAATTTTAGAGGGTAAGATTAAAGAAGTTGATGAGGCAGAACAGAAAGAAGCTGAACGTAAAGAGAAAGAAGCGGAAGCATTATTGGCAGAGGCTAAGGCTCAATTGCAATCCGTTACCGACAAGTTGGAAGAAAAACAGGTTCGCTTGCGCATGAGGGAAATTGATATTAATTTCAAGGACAAATACATTATCAACAACGAATTGGAGCAGTACGAGATTAACGGTCATACGTTCGCTATAACGGCTCTGTGCGACATGGAAGATGACGAGTGGGATAAGTTAATGGTTGCGCTGGAAACGCCGCTTGTAGGGGCTGTAAATAAGCCACAAGTAGGAGATATAACTCCGGTTGGGAGGGTAATAAGCATAACACCTTCGCCCAAAGAAGAAGAACCACCCGCAGACTTGTTTGATATAGACGCTGAAATTGAGGCATCGAATCTTAAATTTCAAAAAGGATTTGAAAACAGTATCATGGCGGGTAGTCCCGGCGAAGAAACCACCGAAGTTTACCTGTCTGACGTGCAAGGTGAAGAAGAACATCAACCTACCATCGAAGATACGGAAGCTGACGACAAAGCATGGTTACTCTCTAAAATAGCCGATCAAGACGAAATGTTTAATACCAAAACGGTTGTGTTAACATTTAATCCTGACCGCCCCTTCAAAGACCAGGCAATTCTAAAATCAACGCTGAGAATATTCCCGAAAGAGTACGAGAAAGAGGCTACATCTGGCGTATATGCCTCGCAAATAATCGACACCGATACCAGCATGTTTGGCGAGGAATTAAGTTACATCGTATTCAAAAATAAGTAATCATGGACAATCAAGTCACTAAACTATTACAATCAATGGCAGACAAGCTTGGCACAACTGTCACCTATTTATGGCATGTATTGGTACACCAAGCGTTTATAAACGGAATAGGCAATTTAATAGAGTATGTTTTTGTGTCATTATTTGGCATAGTATTGTTTAAACTTCATGTAAGGTTTAGCAAGGACTATGGGGTTTATTATGAATTAGATGAATTTGCCTCTATTCCAATGACACTATGTGCCATCGTTTTTTTTATTCTTTTTATTACTTGCCTATTTTCAATAAACGATACGATAAACTCTTTTTTCAATCCTGAATATTGGGCATTAAATCATATCCTTAAAAGTATTTAATCATGGAAATTAACCGCGAGATAAAACACGTACTTACATGGCACAACGATAACGATGGTAAGTTCGAGGTAACAATCATCAACAACGCCATAACCCAATTAGCCTTTTGCGAGGTTGGTAAAGGAGAAACAAGCGAATGTGGTAAATGTATCACCTCGACCGATTACCGTTTCCTAAAGCAAGTTCACGTTTGTTTAGGCGAACTATTCACCCACCTTGAAACAGAGGCTAAGAAAGCCGGACACAGCTTTGCAGGTGAGGAACAGGAGGCGGCGGTATGATGCTCTTAGAACCGCAGATATACGCAGGATTGAGCATCTTACCCAAGAGGCGTTTCCTCAAAGAGTACAAACTTGATGAGCCTGATATTGCAGACAAGATATTCAACGGCATAGCAAAGGCTTTTGATGTTGAAACATGGCAGATTAAATCATTAAGTAGGAAACAGGAATTAGTGATGATACGTTTTATTGTTTGCCACGAGCTTAAATACCGAACACGACTAACGTTAAAGCAGATAGGTGTAATGATAGGACACCGTGACCATAGCACCGTTATATACGGCTTAACCATGTACGATAACCTGAGCGACACACACGATAAAGAGTTTAAGAAATACCTCGATAAATACAAAGAATATGAAGAAAGAGAAACTATCAGTTAATTACCCATTCAGAATAACGCCAAGCATGGCAGCAGGGATAAAGAAGCACAAGATTAAGGTGGGCGACAAAATACGCCCGGTGATCGCCAAAGAGATTAAACTATTGGACAGCAAAGAGAAAGAGGGGGAGTAAAAATGGACGTAGGAGCAACAATATTTTCAGCGGGACTACTTAACGAATTAAAACAATATTCGGGTACTCAATCTCAATCACCATTTTGGGTAAGAGTAAAGCGCATTTACAATGAGTGCCTTAAAACAGGCCATTTAACTATAGCTCAGAAAATAGCAGGTAGATATCCGCATATTATTTTTAATAAATCAGATATCGTTATGGCATTTGGAATGGCTATGATGGCATCTAAACAAAAAGAAGATGGCAAAGATTAAACAAATATCAATAGAAGATATTAAACGGCTTATACGGCAAATAGATAACGCCGTGGAATATTCTAAGAAAGAAGAACACAACGACAATCCGTTTAAAGCGTGGCAAATAGTAGGCTACCAAACAGGCACACTTGAAAACTTAAAGAAGCAACTTTTGGGCGAACACCCGATAATGTAAAAATATTAATTGGTGCAATGCCAATCGTTCTTTGAAATATCAGATAAGGTTACTATCTTTGGAGAGTAAAACGTTAAACAAACGCTTTCTCTGGCAGGGGACAGCACATTGTTTATCCCACCTCCAAAGTATATACAGGTAATCCTGTCATCACGAGAGTAAAGCGAATTACAAAAAGATATCCCCTGCCAGAGGACGCTTAACAATCTAAAGATGGCAGGATTTTTACTTATAAGCGAGAGAGGATGTTACACCGTAGCCCAACAAGGTCACGACTACGCAACCACTTACTTATTTGTAAAAACGCTATCCGCACAGCACAAGCACCCGATACTACTTAATTTTAAAGCCCGTACGGCGAATTACAGAAAACTTTGCGGTATATCCGCCAGTAAGTTTAATAAACTGTTACAAGCCGCCATTCGCTTAAAATTAGCTTACTACGAGGGTAACAACCTTCGCCTAAGAAGTCACAACGCTGATAAGAAGGCATTCAAGCATAAAAATAGTGTCGAGGTGCGTGTTGCGGATGCCAAACCATTTCTATACCACGCCATAATCAAACACAACATAAAGCAACAGGTAAGAGCAATTAAGTTCAAAGCTTCAAACGTAAAAAAAGGGAACGTATCTTGTGAAGCAGTCCAATATAATCAGCCATACCTAAAACACAAACTGAACGAACAAGTAACCTTATCAATCCGATCTGCGGCCAAATTATTTGACAGACCACTATCTACCACTTACGATATACTCCGCAGCATGAAAGGCTACGGTTTAACTCTTACACAAAACAGAGTGAATATCACCAAGCAAGTATTTAGAGATTGTCTGCAATTAAATCGGCCAAATATCAGATTTGACAAGCAAACAGGAGTTTATTACTACGTTTTGGCTCAACAGCCACACTTAGTTGACTTCAAAAGTTCAGTTGTTGCAGCAAATAAACCTAAAGGAGTAAGTTACTACGATAATCAATATTGGTAGTTACCTTATATACCCTACAGTATGTTTGCTTTTGAATAGACTATAACAGTTTAAAGGAGAATATTATGAACAAACAACAAGAGGAACTTTTAATAGCGTTAAACTTTATGTACGCTCTGGCTAATCTCATCAAGATTGAGCATGAAACGTATTGCGAAGGAGTAAATGCCCTGTCACCCCAAATCAGGGTCTTAGCCAAACGTATTAAGTCTGACGCTAACACCGTCATCCAACACTTAAACAAGGTCGCTAATCAAGTGAAAAGCGACGATTACGTGATCGACTATTATTGCGAGTTACACGAAGCGTTTAAGCTATTGGCATCCTGTAATCAGGAAGATGTACAGATGTTTTTAGCGGAGGTTAAGGGGAAGGTTGAGGCTTGATAATATTTATTTTATAAAAATACTTGTATATACAAAAATTGTTTATACTTTTACAGAAGGAAATTACCAAACACCAATTTACAATGACAAGAGAAATAAAATTCAGGGCTTTTGATGAGCCTACTAACAAATTCTTAGCGACAGGTTTTTCAATTATTGGAGAGGTAACGGTTTTCAGCGGATTAGAGATTATGATTGCCGAAAATCCTGTTGAAGGGATTAGCGGTCTTGACAGATTATTAAACCTCAAAATCACACAATTCACTGGCATGAAAGACCGTAACGGAGTTGAGATTTACGAAGGAGATATTTGTAGGATACTTTACACTGACTGGCCGTCAAACACTGACCCCGATATTACTATTGAAGATTACTTGATAAGTATTTCACAAGTTGGCACAATTGTTTATAGTGCGCCATCATTTTATATAAGCCTATATGATGATAGAAGATATTGCGAATGGACTAATTGTTCGTTACATTACGGCACACACGGTCGTATTGAAGTACTTGGCAATATCTTTGAAAACAAAGACTTGTTACCCATTCACGAAGATATGGGCTATCCATTTTAATCATTACGTATTATGAAAGAATTTAAATACAAGGCATACCACAAGCCCACACAGCGTATGTTCGACGTTTATGGATTAGGCAAGGACTTTGTAACCGAAGATATTTTTGATGGCGTAAATCCCGGTACTAACTGTTTTAATGGTAGTGAAATGGATGATGTGGTTATCATGGAATGTGTGCCATTTGAGCAATGGGAGAACAAACCCATATTTGAAGATGATATTGTTAAGTTCCATTATTTCTACGCTGGTGGTGGTTTAGAAGGTTTTAAAGAGGCTGAACATTCATTGATAGGCGTTGTTAAGATTGGTGCTTTTGGATGGGGATTAGAGGCTATTAAAGGTGAACATTGGGAAGGATATACCGGATATGGAGCAAGTGAGGGTGAAAGTTCATTCATGGAGTTGTGTATGATGAACGAAAGGGGCATACACGAGGAAAGTTTTGAAGTAATAGGTAATATTTGGCAAAATCCCGAACTATTATGAAACGGGACAAGCTCAAAGCTATAGTTAACGGGGATAAGGACGGACTTGATGTCTGGTGGGGAAAGATACCTTACAAAGAGGTAACGCCATCTGCTTATGATGGAAGCACGTTAAACCACCTTGTGTTTGACAATATGGAGATACCCAAGCAATCACCCGAACAACTGTTTAAAACATACAAGGAAACTGGTTTATGGTTCGCACCATCTGTTATTAGACCAACCACCGTTTTCCACCTAACCATAAAGCCGTTTACTGAGCGCATAGTCATAGCACAACGGCAGAAAATAAAGCCGTATAAGAAGAATTACGCTACACCTAAGCTAACTATCCAATTACAGAAAGATATTGCCTCTGGAAGCCTTATATGGAGCGAAAAAGGATACCTTACTGATTTAACTGGGACCGTTATCCCAAGCAACAAGAATAAAGCAGGTGAGCCGAGATATTGGAGAGTTAACGGTCAAGATATATATAACGGGCGCATCAAGGATATGGCAAGGATGAACTACATCGACAAGATGCACAAGTACCTTGAGCCGTGGTTTACCGAATTGTCGCAAGTTGAAGAAACTGGTTTAACTTTGAAGGTAGGCTTTTACATTATGCGTGAGGCTAAGAACTTAGACAACGACAACCGTGGCTTGTGGATAAAGGTTATACAGGACATTATGAAGAAGCGGATATTGCCTGAAGATTGCCAAGAGATTATCTGCGGCAATTATCACTTCACGGAATATGTCCAAACCGAAGAAGAAGTAAGGCTCGAAGTTGAACTGATTAAAAATTACAGATAATGAAAGAAGAAACACCACTCGAAAATTTCAAGCGTAAACTTCCATTCATCAGCGATACGATGTTGGGTTGGATATGTGACCCCGTTAACAGTGTATATTTTCCAGAAAGCGATAAATGGACTGTTACAGCATTGGCAGCAATAGAAAAAGCTAACCGTATATCTAAACTTTTTACCAATGAGTAAGTATATAGCAGTAAAAAAAGATTGGCAAGTTTACTTGAAGCAATTAAACCCATACGGCACAGAATGCCCACCAGATAATTGGACACGTGGTGACGCTGCTATAATGGCTGATTCACATGAGCAGCAAGAGATAGTTAATATGAAGTCTGCTTATTATGGATGGATAAAATTTGAGTTGGTTAAACAGTATTACAGTGATATGTATGGATGGAATGATATTGACTATTACAATGATGGGTTCTTTGCAAACAAGCCGTGCCCAAAATCACGAGAAATATATCGTCTTAAACAATATCCTAATATAATAGAACAAACTGTAAGTGAGTTAAACCAAGAAATAGGTCAGAGATCATGGAATGAAGATGAGGCTATGATTAGAAAATACAAGCATCATTTATTAACCACTGTCACCGATATCCTCACCGCAGCCAACGTACCGGCTGCTGTTATTGAACAAATAGAAAACCTTTAGATTATGAATTTACAAGAAGCAAAGGCGCTATTTTTTGCGCAATATTTAGGGGAAAACCTAATTGTAGATGAAGAATATTCAGAAATGAAAATTAATTATATTCTGAGTTTGGAAAACGATATGGGTAAAATACCGCTAACTGATGCAGTCAATAATAACTGCTCTCTTTGCCTTCGTTCAGTAGAACAATTGACGGATGATGAAAAAATGTTTTTGTTTGAATTATTGGTTGATAATAATTATGCAAAAGCAGGTAAATTATCTATAGTGTCGAATGAGTTAACAGAGCCAAATGGATTTAGTGTTATACGAGATTATTCCCATATAAAAAGTGCCAATCCAAAACAAGAATGCATATTTAGGTGCAGTATAGTTAATAATGGCGTTATTTATACCCGTTATGAAGTTGACGAACAAAATTTACTAATTGCATTTAATTATATGTTACGTATTGGTATTTTACTGCCGTTCACCTATCTATCCGACGATAACAAACCAATCACGTTACAACGCGCCGAAATTATTAATTTGGGTTGGGCTAAAATAAAACAACCATGAACCATTACACACCTCAACAAATAGCAGAAATAGACCGTCATTTAGCATATATCAAAAAGCAAAACAGGGCTTCACTGATAAACTTTATCATGTGCGTACTGGCCGTTATAGGCATAATATCGTGTGTGTTATATTGGCCTTATGATAAAGTTAATACAGTTAATAAACAGCCCGTAGATACAGTTTATACGTGGTACGACCATAATGGTAACGGGCATATTGGATTTTTGGATCATAGTAAACTTAAACAGATAGAGAAATGAAAAAACAATGGCAACAATTTGGAGATGAATGTCCTAAATGCGGAGCACCAGCAGAGGTGCTTACATCAGCAAAAAACGGATATGCACATGACGGAGATAACGCTCAATGTGTAGAATGTGGATTAAGCGGAATAGTTTGTTGCGATGGTGATCAAGACGATGCCGGCAATACAACTGCATGGGTGTTGTTTAACGATTATGAGGATGAAGATATATGAAAATCATAACCATATTCATGCTGATATCATTTCCAGTATTGGCGTTTGGACAGAAGAAACAAGGCCGCTTCATCGATACCTGCAAAATGGAATCATACAGCATGGGACATGACCGTAAAAGCGACTTCACCGTAATAT